GTTGTAGGGCATAAGTGTTTTTCCTTTCTAGGTTTAGATAAACGACGCGGCCCACTCCCAGTAGCCCTTGAGCGTGGCGCCGAGTTTGATTTCGCGCAGCCACCTTTCGCGGGGATAGCCGGGGCGCTCGCCTTTCCAGTAGCCGCCGTGCATTTCCGAGTAGATGTAGGCGGACGCGGCAATTTCTGTGACGTAACCTGGGACTTTGACTTTACGTGGATCTACGAGTTTCTTTTTCATAGGATGATGGCGTGTGATTCCCCGTTGACGTTGCGAAGTTCGATGGAACTAGCGCGGCCACTCATCACGCAGCGCGGTTGGGTTTTGCGGTTGCGAGTCGCAATGGGGACGTTGCAACTCAAGCTCTCGACAAAGTGGCAAGCGTTCCGGAAGTGGACCGACAAGATGTTCTTGCCGCGCTGTTGCGAGAGCGGTTTGTTGTAGTGGAAGAAGAAGGTGTAGGGTTTTTGCTTTTTCATAGGTGTGTTTTCCTTTCGTTGAGGGGTCAGTGTTTCTTGACGGCCTTGCGTCGGCGCAAAACCTTTGCTCTCTCGTTGGATAGCGCGTGGGTTGCCTCGATGAAGTTGTCGTAGATGTTCTTATCGACGGAGAGCGTGTAGCACTCGTCGTCCTCATCCATGACCGACAAGTCGGCCAGCACCTCGCGCACGGCGAGGTCATAGGTTTCCTGTATTTTCTTATTCATTGGTTTCCTTTCGTAGTTGTGGTATGAGATACCGGTTAAAGGGACGCGCCGTCTTCGGTGAACTCGTCATCCCTATCGCGGAGCCTCTCGGCGATATACTCGTCGCTCGTGAGATACTCGTGTTCTTGCTCCAGACTTTTATATAATTCGTCGGCAAGATCGCGGGCTTCTTCTAGAAGAGCGCTCTGCAACTCTGTGCTGTGTAGCGCATCCTCCACGAGTCCGTGGAGTTCCTCCAGCTCGTCACAAAGCCCCGGCCACTCCGGATAACAGGTGCAGGTATCGGGCTGGCATCGACTCCAAGGACCGTGATTCGGATACACGTTGTCGATCCGCATGGCGCTGCTGTGGGAGTAGCGACCAGAGGTTTCCAACGTGAAGTCGCAAGACAGGTCGTCTAGGCGCACATCTTCCCCGAGCAACCGCAGCTTGGAGCCGATGAATTTGAGCTTGGCGGCAAGGTCGCAGGGTAACAGGGCGAGGATTTCTTCGTGCGTTTTGTGGACGCGGCCGCGAAAGCAGGCGCCGTCGCCTTGGCAACAAAAGCCGCTGAAGTTTATATCCTTGTAGGCGACCGAATACCCTTTGAGGGCGACTTGTTCTAAGAAGTCGTCGTAGGTGCAGTCCCACCATTCGGGGTATTCGACTTCCATATACCGATGCTTGTCTAAGGCTTTTTGTTTTGCGGAGTCTGACAACTCGTCGAACGTGTAGACTTTTGTTTCTATAGTTCTCATGGCAGCGGTGTTTCGTGTAGGTCCAGAGGCAGGGTTAGCTGCGGATCGGCCGCTTCTTTCCGTGCCAACTGGACTTGGTGGGCATGGCGAACGACGGCCGACGAGAGCATGAGTGCTGCCTCGACGCTGTAGTCGTGCGTGGCGTTGAAGTGGGCCGCGCTTTGGTAGATAAGAGATTTATTCATACGTAGTTAGGCTGCGAGTAGCCGGTGACGTGCGTGAGCGGTGGCATCAAGCACGGCGTTTCGGGATTTGCGCGAGTGACAGTGATTTTGCGCAGACTGCGCTTTGTCGGTGAGCCGCTCAGGCAGGGTGAGGCCGAAGCGGTTCAGCAGATCGGAGGAGTTGCGGACTCGCTCCAACAAGTATTCCTCCTCGTAGGGGCGCAGCATCCGATTGTATTTGGTCAAGAAGTTGTCCAGACGACTGCACTCCGTCTCATAGACCGCCTTGCTCAGGTCCTCGTCCGTTCCGTTGACCAGTCCGTATGCGTGTAAGTTATCTACTTGCGGCAGCAGGATGGTTCTGCTGTCGGGCAGGTTGCTATAGACCGCACTTTTATGGGTCTCGGTCGTATTGCTGTATCGGCGCTCGGTGAGCAAGAAGTGGGCGTTCTTGCGACCGACTGATCGCCAACGCCGTGCGATGCAGAAGTGGGAGCCATACGAATAGATGGCGTCCTCCGTCGCATACATCCGGCGCTTGGCGGTGTAAATCTCGCCGTCTACTTCGCCTTTGACCCAAGCCTCGGCGAGATCGTCGTAGTTAGTATAATAGTGTTTCATAAGTTTATTGTTAAGTTGTGGTATGTGATACCGGTTAAGCAGCAAGCCGCTCGGCGGCTTTGGATGCCTTGGTCAGGGATGCAAGGAACTCGGTGAGGTATTCCTTGACGACAGGGGTGCGCTCGACTTGGGCGCAGTTGGCGCCGTTGATCACGGCATCGGGACTGATTCTCTTCAACTTGTCCTCGATACGTTTGCGAATTTCTTTTTCCGCCAGGTGCTCGACGTTGTATCCGTTGGGTCGCTCTTCGATCTCATTCCACTTTTTATGCAGCTTCTTGAGGTGGGGCGGCATCGGTAGCCCTCCGTCGTCTTTGTCCTTGGAGTCGACGTTGAAGCCAACGCCAGCCTTTAGCCGCCAAAAGTTAACGTCTACATGAAGCTGGGCCTTGAGAGCGTCGAGATTCTCCAAGACGTATTGCAAAGTTGCTTGCTTCAACTCCTCTAAGGCGAGTTGCTTCGCAACCGCAGCCTCATCGTTCTCTTTGACCATGAGCTTGCGCTCCAGTTCGACGAGGGCCTTCATGGCCTCGGCTTTGGTGGGGGCTTTTCGTTTTGGTGTAGTTGTTGTTTCCATATCAGTAGTTCTTTCGTTGTTTGTTTCGGGTTAAGCAGCGAGCCGCTTCTTGGCGGTGAGCAGCAGGGCCATCTGGTTCCATTCTTCCTTGAAGGGAAGGTTGAGGGCCGCGAAGGTTTTCTTTACACGGGCGACAGGGGCCGAGTGTTGGTCGGAGTCCCGATAATACCCCGCATAGTAGCCGAGCAAATGGTTGGAGGCCCCGTGTGATCGGGCCGCGAAATGTTTCTGGAATGCGCGGTCGTAGTATTTGTGGACAGACGGAAGCAGCATCTCCAAAAACATGTTGGCCATGTCTTCGCGCAGACGGGGGACGAACAACGTCGGGATGCCTATAGGGGGCCGCTTTTCGATCCGATACATTTCCCAGTTCTTTTGACGTTCGTTCTTTGGCAACAAAAACCGAATTTCTCGGGACTCGGTATAACTTGCCGCCACCATGCGAGAGGCATCGCACACCGCTCCGGTGAACGGAATGTCGGCCACCGGACTGAGCAGCAAGGCTTTCGGATGCTTGAGAGCGAGCAAGAACGCTTGGTCCTCTCCGGCCCAGAAGTGGGTGGCATCACACTCCAAGTAGGTGCTGCTTCCGGTGTAGTATCCGCCTTCGGGCGGGAGTTGATCGGTGAGCCAAGCGTCGATGAGATGGCAGTTGTATTGGTATTTTTTAGGTTTGTTCGTTTTCATGGTTATTTCTTTTTAGGTTTGATGTGAACGGTGTCGCCGAAGGGGGCGACGCCATTGGGGTTGCCGTAGACGCACCAGATGGTCGGGAACGGCCATTCGGTGTCGGGGAACTCACCGAACAAGTCGGTGAGATAGATGCAGACGCGAGGCGTGATGTTGTGCTTCGCGATGTATTCTCCAACCGGACGGAAGTCGGTGCCGCCACCGCCACGCGGAGTGATCTTGATCGGAGCGCCGTCGAAGGACTCGTCGGGCTTACCTTGCACCGCCGCGTCGCAGTAGATGACGTGGGTCTTGGTCGGCTTGGAGCCTTCCAAGAGCGAGTTGACTGCGCCTTGGAATGAGGCGAGCGCCTCGGGATCGGAGAAGATGGAGCCGCTAGTATCAACTGCTACTACAACTTCGCCGAGCGTCTCGTCGTGCAGGTCAGGAATGATGATGTCCTGCGGCAAGAACCGGCGATCCGGCTTGCGCCACGAGTAGTCGTTGGCAGAAGTCTGGTCGAAGAACCGCTGCAACAACTGCTCCCACGGGATATCGGGGTCGAGGATGTCGTCGAGTAGGGCTTCGACGCAGCCGGGCAGTTTGCCCTGCATCTTGCAAGCAGTCGCTGCTTGGATAACACGCCGCTCCCACTCGCTTGCCATCTCGTCGGAGGACAACTCCTCGGAGCCAGCCTGCTCCTCGAACTCGCCCCAGCCGCCCTCGTCTTGGGTGCGGGGGTCGTCTTGGCCGGAGCCGCCGTCTGGTTCGGAGCCTTTGCCTTTGCCTTTGCCCTTGCCCTTGCCCTTGCCGGATTTGCCGTTGGGGTCGGGCTTGCCTTCGCCTTGGCCGTCGCCGTCACCTTCGCCCTCGCCCTCGCTTTCCTCTTCCCCAGGATTTGTGGGGACCGGAGGTTCGGGCGGTTGGTTGCGTAGCAGATCAGCGAGGATCTCCTCACAACTCATATCGTCATACTTGTGGTCGAGACAACCGCCAGCGGGCAGGTCGAGGCGGCGCGCACCGGCTTCCTTGTTGTAGGAATCAAGGAAGTTGTTGATGGCGAAGTCGCCAGCGATGTTGCCCAACTTGTTGGGAGGTAGTCGCTTGAGATGCCCGAGTGCAGGGTGCAGGACCTCATGCGCCAACAATCCGGCGATCTCGGACGGGGTAAGCGACTCGATGAACGTGGGGTTGTAGCGGATGTGGACCCCGTTGGTGCAAGCAGTCGGGATGGATGAGTCTTCGATACGCGGCATCTGGAGAAGCAGCGTGGCGAAGAATGGGTGGTCCAAGACAATCGTGGTGACTGCTTGGCTGACTAAGTCTGATGCTTTGCTCATAACTTATTGATGGGTTGTCTTATCCGATATCGGATAAGTGGTTAGTTGAACGCCTCTTGGTTGTCGGTGACCCACGTCACGAACGAGGGGGTATTCATGAGCGCCTTGTTCTGGTTGACCGCCGTCTTGACCCCGAACATCGAGAACTCCTTGGGGAGTCGGTCGAGGTAGGTGAGGAAGTTGGGCATGGTCTTGGGCTTGACGCGCTTGGACAGGCCAGCACAAGTAGCCCAGATGGTGGCAGGGTCAGTCGGGACCGGAGCCTTGTTCGGGTTGAGCAGCACGCCGTCCAAGTCGGGCAGCTTCTCGTAGACGGCGAGGAAGCCGAGGAACTCGGCAGCAGCGCCGTCACCGAGCGCACCCTGCAAGAGGGCGTGGCGGACGTGGCGGTCGGTGGACACCGAGATGATGTTGCCCGCCTTCTCCCATGTGCGGGGCGAGGCGAAGTTGCTCACGCCGTCCCACTTGGCTCCGTTGAATGTCGTCAACAAGTCGGGGCGGAAGCGCAGGAAGGCGATGACCAGAGAGTCAACGTCATGTTTCTGCGCCCACTTGATCCACGAATCCAAGTCGAGGCGGACTCGGATGTTGACGATGCGGTTGATGACCGCGGACGAGAGCTTCTCGATGTTGACGCGGTCCTCGGCACGATTGCCGAGCAGCACTTGGAACGTGCCCTCCGGCAGGTGGTGGTCGTTGAGGCGGCGGTCATGGAACAACTGCAACGAGCAGTTCTGCACGTTCTTGGAGCAGGTGTTGAACTCCTCGTAGGCGATCACCGAGTTCTCGGTGGTCGGCCAGAACGAGGGGCGGCTGACGCGCATAGTCTTGGTGCCGTCCTCGTTGACGTGGAGGTAGGGGTAGCCGAAGTCCTGCGGGCCGAAGTAGGCCAAGCGGACGTCGATGAACTCGGAGTTCTCCTCACGGGCGAACTCGTTGACGACAGCGGACTTGCCGACCCCCGGCTGACCTTGGATGAAGGGGTTGAGCTTGGCGGCACGGCAGTCCTTGAGGACGGTTTTCAGTTGGGATGTTGTGACTTCGATCGTTTGCATGATGTTTGATTTTCTAGGTTATGTTGTTGGTGTGGTGTATGATACCTACCAGCCGAGTTTGGCCAGCATGGCATCAGCGTCGAAGGACGCCTTGGTTTCGGTCGTCTCCACTTCTGCGGAGATTTCCGGTTCAATCTCCGCAACTTCTGCGGAGGAAATCGGCTCATCAATCGGCTCATCCTCCTCGGCCAGATCGGGCACGATGATCTCGGCAGGAGGTTCGGGAAGCGGCGCGGCAGGGGCCACGGACTTCTTGGCTTTGGCCTTGCCTGTGCCTTTGGACACATCATTTTGCGCATGTGGTCGTCGTCCTTCACCTGATCCTTGGTCCGGTCGAGCCGGTCACGGATGGCGAAGACGGCGTTGATGATCTGTTCGTCGCCCAACATGTTGAGATGTTCGGCTTGCTCCGCGGCTTCCAGCACGTTCGTGAAAGTAGTTTCGTAGAGCTTGGCGTCGGGGTTCTGCAAGATGGCCGACTGGTGGCAGAGGGCCTTGAGCAGAAGCTCACGCAGGTAGGGCACGACTGTGGACAACTTGTCGTTGAGGGTGTCGGCTTGCGCGGCTTGGATCTGCTCCGCGATTTCGCCGAGCACTCCGAGGCGCGCGTCCTTGGGGTTGGCGATGGCGAAGCTGTCGAGCTTGGCGTAGAAGCGCGAGACAACGTCGGTGACCGGAGGGTAGTCGTCGTCCTTGAAGGCGCCGTTGAGGCTGCGTTTCGCGCCGTCCAAGTAGATCGAGTATTCATCGGCCAATCGCTTGACCATGGTGGCGCGTTCGTCGAAGAGCGCATTAACTTCTTTGCGCAGGTCGAAGAACTTGATGGCCGGAAGCAGACCAATGCCCCGAGCAAACGGAGCGGTATACTTGTCAACAGCAGCGCGGATCTTGGTGTCGAGCTTGCCGATGTCGTCGAGCACGCCAGCCGTGGGCAGCGTGTGTTTCTGGACCTTCATCAGCTTCGGGTCGTTGATGCCGTGCGACGAAGAGACCTTGCGGCTCTCGGTCTTGTCGGTCTTGACGGGGTTGTAGGAGCCGAGCTGGAGAGATACCAGCAGGGCAGAGGAGCGGATCTTGTCCGCGATTTCTTCGGTTGTTAGGTTAGTGCTCATACTTATTTGAGTTAGTTTGTTGTTGGTGTGGTGACTTATCCGATATCGGATACTGGTTGTGGTTGATCTTCTTTAGGGGTGTGCCGCATCCACGGCACACTTGTGATGTTGGAGAGCCAGTCTTGGACGCTGGGTATCCGGCCCAAGTCCTCGCGGACGTGTTGCTCGCCGATCAAACGGACAGGAATCTCCTGGCCGAGCGAGTTGGTGAGGGTGACGCCGAAGATGGACTCGCACATAAAAATGCCCTCCGCGTGGTGGCGAAGGGCGCGATGCCGCCAGTCGGCATAGAATGATTTCGACTGGTCGAACCAGTCGTGAATCTTCTGGTAGTCCTCGGCCTTTCCTCCCCACTTCTTGGCAGAGGAAACGGCGTGGTGGTAGGGGTGCGACATTACTCGTCCCCCTCTTCTTTGTCTTCGAGCAGGTTCCACTCCCCGCTAGCGGCTTCGTGTTCGACCTGCTCGTATTGGAAGATGTATCCGGTCACTCCGCCGGTCTTGAAGTCGAACGCGACGTTACCTCCGCCGCCTTCGTTGTTATACCAATCGACGTCGGTGCTTTGGACCCAGTTCTCCGCCGTCTCTTGGACCATTTTGTCCAAGCGTTGGTGGTCTTCCCCATACTTGGGGTTGGGGACCCAGTTGCCGCTGGCGTCTGTGATCTTGGGGTCTTCGCCGCCTTCGTATTCTGGGTCGTAGTAATCGCCGTCGTCACCGGAACCGCTGAATTCGATCTTGGCAGACTTTATCCCCAACTTGTGGGCGAGGAGGAACATCTCGGCAGCAGTCGGTTCGTCGCCCATGAGTCGGGCTTTGGCCTTCTGCAACAGAGCTTTCTTGGTGAGTTTTTTGCTCATTGGTATTCGTCGAGTTCGGATAGGAAGTTGAAGAACACAGCGCGGAAATTGATGCGCCATCCTGTGCCTTCGCAGTGGGGGCAGTTGTTGCGTTCAACGCCTTTGCGGCAGGTGCATTTCTGTCCGGTTGAATTGAGGGGTTGTCCCTGCTTTGGGGATTTCTTCTTCATGTGGGTTAGTGCTTTTTAGGGTTGCGGTTGATGATACCCTGCGCCAAATCGGCGCTGACGTAGCGCTCGATCTCGGCATCCGGTAGGAAGGAGAAGGAGTGCTGGGTTTTGCGGGTCGTCTCGGGCACGAGACGCTTGCAGCCGGGTCTCCAGATGAAGGCGCGGCGGTTCGGTTGTTTGGTTGGTGACTCGAAGGTCATGGTTCGTTTTCTTTCTAGGTTAGATGCCATCCACTTGTTGGCGGGATGGCGGAGGCCAGAGTTATCCGATATCGGATAAGAGATTCGGGACTTCTGTCTGCTCCAGCTTGGCGACAAGTTCGGGTAGACGTTCCAATTCCCGCGGATACAACGGCCCCAATTCAATGGTCTCGTTTGCACTACTGATGACGTCGCCATTTTCTGCGCGGCGCAGTTCGTGGAACTTTTTGAGTTTGCCGATGACATACGGCTTGCCGCCGTCGTCTTGGAGTTGGAGCGTCAAGACAATGCTCGGACGGAATCGCACGATGGTCATGGGGTAGCTCCCCAAGAGGTCGGCGATGATCGGCTCGCCGAGTTTGACACTCCCCTTCTCGTCGCGAACGACCGAGGGGATGGTTTCGATAACGCGCAGAAGCGGCGCGACAAGCTCGTCGTGCTGATCCTTGGAGTATTGGACGCCAGAATACAGATCGGAGTATTCGATGGATTCGTTCATACTGGTGTTGGTCTTTCTAGGTTAGGTTTTGCTGTCCACTTGTTGGCGGGACGGCGTTTGCCAGAGTTATCCGATATCGGATAAGGGTTTCAGACGGCGCGTCCGTTTGCGTGTAACACGTTGCGCAGGACGCTTTGCTGCCCACGGCGACGAGTCACCTTCCTGAAGTAGGTGAACTCGGCGGGCGACATGAGGGTGACGGCGCCTCCGGTCTTTTGATCGTAGGTCATGGCTCCCTTGTATTTGGGAACCGGACGCTGTTGAGCACAAGACACGCAGATGAAGAAGCCGAGGTTGGTGCGAGCAGCCGGAATACCGGCGCCGCATTGTGGGCAGTTCATTGCGGGGTAAACGGAGTCCGAGTGTTCGGGGTGTGATGGTCGAAGCTGACCGACTCTTCACGGAATTGGTGTCGCAGTTCGCCAAACGACAGGGGTGCAGGGCAGCAGTCCACACCAACGTCCTTGATCTTGGCGCGGTAGAGCAGCTTGCCGAGGTCGCTCTTGTAGAGTTCTCCGTGGCAATGGCTATGGAGCATCCACGATCCGTGGCCTTGGCCGTTCCATGAAGCTATCGGATAATGCGACAGGACGATGGGTTGGCCGTTGACGTATGTCTCCAAGTAGTTGGGGACAAAGACCACGGACTTGTCGTCGCCGAGTTGCAGGGTATTACCTTCGCAGCTCTCGAACACTTGCTTCCATCCGGCGTGGTGGTTGCCCGACAAAACATACGCGGTCTTGAAGCGCAGCGTGTCGAGCAGGTAACGGAACTTCTCTTCGCCTCCGTAGCCGAAGACATTGTCTCCGAGCAGGAAAGCTATGGTGCGGTCGGTGGCCTTGGTGCGCCAGGCATCTATGATGCCTTGATCGTGATCCGCCGACGAAGCATAGCCGCGCCGCGCCCAGAGTGGGACATCCCACTTGGGGTCGTGGCCGTAATGCAAACAACCCCAAAACAGAACGTCGGGGTCTTTGGCGTCAACTTTGAGCGGTTGGTAGAACAGATGTTTCATGGTGAGATATCCGATATCGGATAAGGGCTTAATCGTTGGTGACCCACACCGCGACAAACACGGCGGGGATGACGAGGAACACGGCGATCTCCAGCATCGTTTGAGTGAGTTCGATGGTGGTCATGGGATTAGGCGGCAAGGCCGATGCGTTGCTTGGCCACCACGTCCATGACTTTGTCGATGGCGCGGTTGGAGATCCGGTCGGCGAGGATCATCCACGCCGAGGGCGGCAAGCATTGGTTGCTGCCGTCGTTGTCTCGGACGACAAGGCGCAGGGTTTTGCGCTGGCGGTGGTCGCGGATGGCTTGTGCTAGTTCCGCGGCAACGTCTTGCGGTTTGATGCCGGTTGATGGGAAGTTGGTGCTCATAGTGTGAAAGTAATTTTGGGTTACTTATCCGATATCGGATACCGGACTAGGCGACCGACTTGTTGAGTGTGTCCAAGGCGGACAACACGTTGGTGGGAACCGCGAAACGCTGTTCGGAGACAGCGGGTGCGACGAAGTAGAACGGCTCCGGATCGGGTTCCGAGGCGGTGTCGTTCTTGTGGTATTGCGCTTCCAACGACTCGTCGTCTTGCGCGAGGTAGGCGGCGAGACGTTGTTTCCAGTCGTCGCTTTCCAGCGGTGCTGTGAAGCGGTGCATTTGTTTGTTCATGGTATGATCTTTCGTTTTTAGGTTGTGGTTGAATATACCCTGCCTGACGGCAGAGCGTCTCTGGTAACACTTATTCACCAGATAGCCCCTGCCTCTCTCGAAGCAGGGGGTGATCTAATGACTTTTGCTTTTGCTTTAATTACGCGACGTCTCAACGACTTGTATGGGATTCCCGCTGATTTTTTAGGTGAGCCGATAGGCTCGGAAAGGGGGTTCGGATACAACTCGGGCCGAGGGCTTCCACGCTTACTTGCTATTCGCGAAGGGCGAATGAGCGTTGTGCGAGTCTGCTGCCATCTTGGCCAGACATTCCACGCTTTGCTGTTTCAGACGTCTGCCAGACGTCAATCCGTTCGCGTGAATAAATCGACGCTACAAGGTTAATCTACTTATCCGATATCGGATAAGCACCGGAGGTTGGGAGCAACCCAATGCGAGTGTCCGGTCTACCAGCTATCCACTTCCGCGCATCCTGTGGGCTTTGCACCATCCGCCCGTCACACGCTTTCGCGCTACACGACTTGAACCCGTTAGGGTTGCTGCCCGCTTTCAATGCGGGTCGGCACAGGAACCAACTTTTGCTGATGCTGGTCTGATCTCACTTCTCGGCCATGCAGTATCGTCGGGTCGTGCTCGGCGCCCGCCACCCACGCTTCACCGGAGTTATCCGATATCGGATACTTCTGGCAGTCAATCGACTCAGCGTTGGCACACTTGCCTCGGACTTACTTGGCCTTCAAATTTCAAGGATCGTAAGGGTCTGATCTAACTCTTACCTTACGATAACCATATTAACATGGGGTAGTGCTTGACTCAAGGTTTAATACACCATATTCCTACCTTTTTTACAACAAGTTGCAGAGCTTTACAGACCTGTCCAAATTATGCCCAAAGCACTAGATGTCCCATGGGACGAGATTCAAAAGGTGGTGGAGAAGGGAACTTCTCTGGCAGATGTAGCACGGATGTTCGGAATAAATCAGGCGACCATCCGGATGCGGAGTATGCGCTACAAATGGAACACTCCGAAGCGTGTTCGGAACAAGCTCGACAAGGTCGCAGAGATGCAGGGTTACAGGGTCACAGAAAACAATGCTCTTGCAGAACAAATAGAAGGAGCCGCGCGCTCCGCAAACTCGTTATCGACATCAACAGGTGCGCTCGACTTCGACAAGGCCACCAAGGACTACCGGAGCAAAGGGGTCTTAAAGATGGCCAGACTTCTTGACCAGACGATCATCGCCCCGCCGCGCAACTGGAAGGACTACGACATCGCGGATAAGATGATGCGCCGGTTGCTGGGCATCGACGAGACAGAGGGCAAGAGCAACACCATCGTCCAGTTGCAGGTCGTCAACGAGAGGCTAAAGACAAGTTTGCAGGATGAGATCATAGAGGGCGAATTCGTCGAAAATGAGGCCGAATCCGTCACCAAAGCGTCACCATCCGATGCTCCACAGAGTGAAACTACGGGTTGCCAGCCCGATGAGCAGCAAAACGACTTATCCGATATCGGATAATAGTCGAGGAGCAGAGGAGCAGAGGAGCGCAACCGCGCGCGAGCAGTGAAAGTAGATGACAGTTGGTGACAGTGAACATGACAGTGATTTTGGCACGAAAAAACCCCCGCACCCGAAGGTGCGAGGGTCTTTTTGATTAGTCGCGTTTCGCAGGGTAGACCTTCCGGCCTTTCCCATAAGCGCGGGAGAGAAGCGCGCAAACGCGGCGCCCGTCCCCATTCTCTAACTTATCGGCCAGCATGAAAAGCTGTTCGATATTTTCCGCCGAGACGTTCGTCGCCTCGGTTTTCGCCTTTTCGCGAATCTGCACGCCAATGCGTTTCAGAACCTCGGAAGCGCGTTGTGGCGTCATGCCGTGCTCTTTTGTCAAAGCGTTATAAACGCTTTGCGCCAACGCTTTCCGCTCGGCGGGTTCGCGGTGTTCCGCTTTGATTGCGCGCCAGTCTTCGACTGCCGCATCAATCTGCGCTTTGAGTGTGGCCTTGGTCTTTTCAACGTGCGCGGCGAGAGAATCCTCGCCGGACGCGATCTTTACCAGCCCGCCCACAAGGCGCGACAGGATGCGCGCCGTGCTGGCGAGGAGGCCAGCGGTTTTCGTTTCGGCGACGACAGCGCGCGCCTTCTTTTCGGTTTTCGCTTTCTTCATGTTATAGGTGTGGGCGGGGGATTGCGCGCCGTTGGCGTTATTGCTTCCGGTCACGTGTCCCGCTCACACCTGCCCCTGTAGTTAGGTGGCGCGGCCTGTTGGGGTATCCGATATCGGATACCGGGCCTATACGTGAAAGATAGTGGAGGGCCACCTCTGTATTGACCCCCGCCGGGGGGTGGGGGTGCAGGGGGTGTCTTTAAACAGAACGAATTAATATACCCCTCCGTAAAAAAATTTTGGCCCCAGGACGTGTTCAGACCCCGGAAGGCTCCAACGGGCGCCTCAAACCATGAAAACGTCTCCTGGAGGCCATAGCGCGCAAAATCAAGGCATCAAGGCGACAGGGTTGCACATACCAAGTTGAGGGGGGGGCGGCGATACCCCATCGAATTCCATGAGATTGGTCCGGCCGCAAAAACAGACAACGCCCCGCCGGGGGCCAGTTGACAGGATAAAAAGCGAGTTATCAGTATTGGGTGGATGAGGGTGGGTTTGGGTGGATGAGAAAAAACGCTTGATACACCCAAATGCGATGTTGATGGTCAACGACTTATGCAATTTGGGTGGATGAGGTGGATGTAATTTTAAAATACGCGCGCGAGAAAAATAATAAGGCATCTTCCTTCATACACCCATTATGTATAAGGACTCAAAACACACCCACCTAACCCCCCTCATCCACCCAGCGATCACAAACGTCTCAAAATCAGCACCTTAATTTGGGTGGATGTAAAATTTTCTCATCCACCCAGCAGAATTACATCCACCCAATTCGATAGCTGTCCCCCGTTTGTACCCCTGAATCCCTGCATCCCTGTCTCAAATTGCTCCGCATCTGGGTGTCGGGGTATCAAATTGCAATAGCCCCCGATCAAAAGCTCTATCTTCTGTCCAACTTGTTTTTACACATCCTGCGGAGAATCGGCCGGTATTCGCCGCAATTAGCTTCGATTTATGTTAAACTAGGGCGGGGTGGGAGGTAAGCTGATCTTTTAAGGAAAAGTATTGACTTGGCCGCATATACCACTAGCCTTGTTCCATCATGTCTCAATCCGCTCCTGAATTTTTCGCCACGCTCTTGCACGCCTCCACCCAGGCACATATTCTACACCTTAAGACTAAGTCTTACGCCGCTCACAAGGCTCTGGGGGATCTCTACGAAGGTCTCCCAGGGCTAGTGGATACGCTTATCGAGAGCTACCAAGGGCTCAACGGGATCGTGGAGAAGTACCCCTCCTACGCCGTCACGTCCCCGGACGACGCGGTCCAGTTTGCCGAGTCGCTGCGCTCCTACCTTACCGAATACCGGGAGTCGGTCGGCAAGGAATCAGAGTTGCAGAACGTCGTGGACGAGATCGCCTCCCTGGTCAACTCGACCCTCTACAAGCTCAAACACCTGAGCTGATCGGCCCATGACCTTCTGGCCCCTACTTGTGTGTACAACGTGCTACGTGCTGACCTCGATCGGATTCCTCCGGGAGGGCCAGATCGGCATGAGCATCGCCTTCGCCGGATATACGATTGGGAATTTGGGCTTCCTTTACATCAGTCTCTGGGGTTCCCGCTGACTCGTCTTCTGCCTGCTGGATGTCGAAAGTCGGGTTGGGCAGCAGGGTGAATTGCTCGCTGCGGAAGTGCCGGATGCCGCCGTCCTTTTCCATGACGACCGCGAAGACGTCGTTGGCGAAGGTGCCTCCGTCCCGCACATACATGAGCCAGCCGTAACCGATGTCCGTCTTCACCGGCACAGGGTTGCGGAACTCGTGGATCATTCGGCGGCAAGCTCCTTCAGTTTCTTGAGGCACTGGTTCATCTGCATCCCGTCCATGACGCGGCAAGAGGAGATCCGGTTCGGTTTGAATGGGGTGCCCGAATCCGACTCTTCCTCGATCTCCAAGAGTCGGATCAGTTCTCTTGTCGCTACGCGAAAGTGTTCGATCTCGGCTCGGGCCGCGTCCCGTTGATCTTCCAGTTCGGCCAACGCGTCGAACACGTTGACTTTACCCTGTCGCCAACGCTCTATCGCTTCTCGGGTGTGGGGGTGGTCGGTCATTTCAAACCTCTCAAGACCTGTTGAATCGCCCAGTACTCGGGGTTGATCAGCGCGGTCGCGACCTCGAACATTCCGCTCAGGAAAAAGCAGGTCCAGATGAACACCAGACCTAGGCCACCAAGTCGGCACATGAATATAGCGAACATTCGATCGCCCTGGTCGCGGCGGCTGGTTTCCTCATCAACTTCCGCATGCCACCAGACCCAGTTCCATCCGAAGATTAAGACTGAGGTGACGAGGAAGCAGACGATCGCGGTTATTCCGTGGACGTAGGCCTGCCGGACCAGGATGCCCCACAAGAACTCCGTGGTGGTCCCGAACTTCTCCGCAAGAACTCGGAGGATTTCCATGACTTGCCCGTCCATCATTTGTGGCAGAATGGGCAGAGCGACAGGTCTGGCTCGGGCGGTGTGTCAGGGACGACGTGTCGCAGAACGGTCAGCAGAACGCCGAAGAGAAGGATGTAAATGGCTCCTGAAAGGACGCAGAGGCGAGTGGTTCGGGTCATGTACGTTTGGGGTTAAGGGGGTGGGGGCTGGGTTGAACCATATTTGCGAGACCCAGGCCTTAAGCCTGTTCACGCACCCCCACCATTTGCAAGTCGAAGCGTGCGGTATATGATACCTCGCGTCAAGAGTCTTCGTCTTCCTCGCCGCCGTATTTAACGGCCCAGGCGAACATGAAGCCGTAGCTGGCCAGCGCGCCCAAAATAAGGCCGCATGCCATGCCGATTAAAAACCACCCGGCGCTCACCGGAAAAACAAGCTACTCGCTAACAACCTCTTCGTCCGTAAACTCAGTTACGAAAGATACGTTGTAGGTGGTGGTAGTTCTGTTCGTGCTGGTATTGACCAACGAGTTTTTCGTCACCGTCATTTTGGTGGGCGCATCGCCCGCGGCTTGCTTGGCGACAAAAGTCGTGAAAAGTTTGTCGAGGAGGGCAAACCAACAGCGTCGCACGTCCGCGTTTGCAGTTCCTGGGGTGGCCTCTGCGCTGCTTAGTTTCGGGAACTGAGCGAGGGGTAGCTGCAAGTTGTTGCTAGCTACGTTCCATCCTGTGATCCAAGTTGCGGGGTCTGCGTTATATGGCATAAATAAGTCGTCGGGTTGGGGTTGTGGTAATGCTTTACAGACTGGCGGTATATGCTACCGATGTCAAGAAGTTATTTCAGCGACGCCGTGTAGACCATGGCGGCAAACAGCGCAGTCTGGGCCAGCATGATGACGAGGATCAGGGTCAGTTGCTTCTCGGCATCCCGCAGCCGGGATTCGGTGCGTTTCCAGTCGTATTGGCAGGCCTCTACTTCGTCGCGAAGTTGGGCGATTTTTTGGGTTGGGTTCATGGTTTGGTTTCCTGTTCTTCTCCGGCCCAAGGGTCGAAGGTGTATGTGTTGGTGCCGTGGATGATTTTCGGCGGAGCCGAAAGGTGCGGCGAAAGTTTCTGCTCGATGACCTTGTGCAGCAGCTTGCCCAGGGTCCGGACGCCTCCGAGCTGTTGCAGCGGGCGGCTCATTTCGGCGACTTCGATCGCGCGGCACAGCTCGGTCATGGTCATGCGGTGTTGCTCCCCCTTCTTGGCCGCGCCGCGCAGGTTGATCATGGCGGCGTGGATGAGTTCGGCCAGCAGGCTCTCGGGCTGCTCGCTGTTAGCCTCCGCGACCAGCGTGGCGTGGTGGAAGCTGGCGATCTCGAAGCGCTGACTGTGTGGATCGAGGACGGCAGGGTTGACGGTGTAGTCCATGAGCCAGCGCAGGAAGAACGGAAGCTCGGCCATGGCGCGGGCTTCGTTGTCGCTGTTGATGCCGAAGAAGTGGGGCCGGTAGCCGTCCTTTATCCGGAACATCATCAACTTGTCTTTGATGGTCCCGTCCAGGTAGGGCAGGATCTTGAGTGACTCGGGGTCCGTGTTGCAGGTGAGGAACACCCGCCCCAGGAAGGGAAGCTCGGCCGCGTCCACAAACTTTGGCTGGTAAAGCACGGTCGGGTTTGCCGCCATCGCCTTCAGACTGTTGGCCAGAACTTGTTTGGTGCGGGCGTCGCCCTCGGCAATCGCATCGTCGCAGCGCCAGAGCGCGTTGTGCGCGGCCTGCCGGTTGAACTTTGTCCTCTGGAGCAGGATGTCCTCGGCAGTGATTGATCCGCCCACGGCCACCCCCAGAACGCACTTGGAGAAAAACGTCTTACCCGTGTGGGCCTCCCCGGCAAGGATGACTGATTGTCCCGGCTGCGGGTTTTTCTGGTAGCTGGTCAGCCAGAACCGGCGCAGCCATCCGATAAAATATTCCCTGGCCGGAACCCCGTTTTGCTCTCCATCCAAACCGTTCATGATGAAGTCGTAGATCCACGGGAAGTTGGCGGGGTCGCCATTGTCTCCCGGAGCCATCGCATGTTTGTTGGAGATGTTCAGGTAGTCCTCGCCGTTGTAGCTCACCACCGACTCGTCGCGGAAAAGCATTGGCACGGCGGCGGCGACGTTGCGGCTGGTGTGGATGTGGACCAGCACTTTGTCGACCTCGCTAACGTAGGCGCCCTTGATGATCCGCGGTGAGCAGCGCGCATTTTTCAGATGCAGTTGCGCGTTGTTTTGATTGAGCGGCTTCCACGTGCCCCCGTTAAGCGTGTTGGTCCAGTAGGAGGTGCCGTCGAAGTAGAACATCTCCGCCAGCTTGGCCGCGCGTTCGGTCTCGTATTTCTCGACAAACTTGTCGCCCAGAATCGCGCGCCACGGCATGAAGTTGCTGGGGGAGCGGTCGGAAAAGCAGACCATCCCGTTTTCCCGCACCACGGCGTTTCGATGGTTGAGGAATGGTTCAATCCAAAACAGTGGGCCCGCCGCGCCCTCGGTGAACTGACCTCCCCAGCGTCCCGGCCAGCGGCTTTCGACCTCCTCGGCGATCACCTCCATTGGTATCTCGGTGTCGGCCAATTCCATCTTTGCCGCCATGCCGCCCTGCAACATGCACTCCGAGAGCATGGAATCCGGGACAGGCAGCGACCCGGTGATGGACTGCCAGTTCGACCCCAGCTCGAAGTATTGCGTGTCTTTCCAGCTCGCCTTGTCGAAGCCCGGCAGCGCGTGGCTGATCTTAATTTTCTCGTCGAGCTTCTTGAGAAACTCCGCGGTGATGTCGGGGTTGGCCACCAGGACAGGGTTCTCGAAGACCCAGATCAGTCGGCACTTGCCCGGAGTAAAACTTTGCACGACCCACGTCGGCAGGTGGCCGGTGCTGTTAGCCAGCGACTGGAGTTTGCTCATCGCGTTCGCGTTGTCGTAGTCGGCGATGATGCCGTGAAGGTAGCGTGACGGATTGGTTTCCGATATGCGCCCCTGCGCGTTGAGTCCTTCCCACGCGGAGATAAAATGCCCCTTGGTCGTAGCCTCGCGACACCAACGGTTGTAGATCTCCTTGGTCATGTTGCTCGGACGCTGACTCGGGAGTTGGCTGGCCGTCGTGTCGTCGAGGATGGAGACGACGTGGCCGACCAAGTTGGGCAGGGAGAATATTTTCATGGGCTATTTTTTGTAGGTTTTGGACAGGCTTCCGGCCGCAGCGAGCGGCAGTCCGTGCGCCCACTCGGGCGGCGTGGACATGATGGAAAGGATCTGGGCGAGCTTGGCTTCGGCTTCGTCCTCGCGGACAAGACACACGACTTCGTCGTGAACGCGCATGAGAACCGGAATGCCTGCTCTCTCGATGGACAGGCATTGCGCCATAAAAACATCCCTCGCTGCGCTCTGAACGAGGTTCTCTACGAGCACTCCGCCCCAAAAGCCGAGTCTCATGAACTTTCCGGCGCGGGGTATCTCGGCGCGCAGGCCTACCTTCGGTCGTGTGGAGGTCTCCTTTTTGTAGCTGGCTAGTTTGGAGGGCTTGGGCGTTTCTCCCTCCATTCGGGCTACGTTGCGGTAGTTCATTGTGCGTCCCGAGGGCAGGTGTATCTCCAGCAACTTGTTGGTCGGGTGCTTGGCGGTGTCGCTCATAGTTGTCTCCAGTCGTTTCCAGAGCTTGAGCACGAGAGGATTCTTGTTTCGGTAGAGGTTCACCAACCGCTCTGCCTCTTCGAGGGGGACACCGGCTACGTCCGCGAATCTTTTCGCGCCCATCCCGTATCCGAGCCCGAGCGCCAACTGCTTCATGAGGAAGCGGGTCTCCGGTGCGTTTTGCGCCATCGAGCCTTCCCCGTTGTAAAGCCCCCACGCTCTCGCCTGCGCTTCGTAGAGATCGGGGACTTGGCGGATATAGGCGAGAGTTGTTTCGTCCTCGGCCAGCCAGTGAAGGCAGCGCGGTTCGATCTGGGACAAATCGACGATGGCGAAGGTATAGCCCTCGGGAGCCTTGATTTTCGCGCGCACGTCCACGCCACATACCAAGCCCTTTGGTAAGTTTTGCATGTTGAGGCCCGAGTCCCCGGAGTCCCGCAAGGTGTGCGCCCCTCCGTATTTGAGCCCGTAGGACATCCACCCGTCTTCGCGCTTGCGTTGACGCATGGTCTCCAGCGTCTTGAGGTGCTTGCCCGCGCGGCGGTAATCGCGCACGCCTTGAATCCATGGGTGGTCTTTGGCGTGATCGTCGAAAAACTTTTCTGCTTCGGGGTCGTCTTGCGCAAAGCTAGTCGGCGCTTTGAGGCCGTGTTTCGCGCATTCTTCCCGCAGCATGATGGGGGAGAGCAGGGGGACCTTGACCCCCTTCTTGGCTTTAGCCGGACTGCGGTGAGGTTCGTCCTTCCATGGGATGGACTGGCGGATCTCCCACATATCTACCTCCAGCTTCTCGATATCGCGGTCCAGGGCTTCTGCGTCGAGAGGAACACCGCGGAGAGCCATGGTGCGGGTCATCGCGCTGATCTCCCGTTCATGCTCCGGCCATTTATGACCGTGCTCCAAAAAAAGTCTGAGGCAGTTCTCCGCGTCGGCGAGGGCGTATTCCTCGACTGCTTTGCGAAATTGCGGGGACATTGACTCCCAGCGTTGACCCTTCATTTCGTCGCGCACGTCTTTGGAAACGGCGACGTTGAGTAAATGGCGGGAGGATTCTTTGAGGGATCGGGGCACGGATAGGAACGCGGCCAGGTCTGCCGTATCGTGCCACTCCGCGAGTTCCGTCACGGATCGGGCGTTTCCGCAGTCAATCTCTTGCAGCCGTTGGAATACCGGCATGTCGAACTGCGCGTTGTGTGAGAGCCACGTCCACTGAGGACCGGCGATCTGGCTCCAATCGAAGTCTTTAGGATGGCCGACATACCGGAGGCCGGTGTCGGTGGCGATCGAGACCAAATAGATGTCACTCTCAGAGTGCCGGAGGTAGTGGTGAACCCCCAGCTCTACGATTGTGACGTCCGAGTCGTAGTACGTCTCGAAGTCGACGGCGGCGATGGACATATCAGTCAAAAAGTGGTGGCACGGCGGAGTGTTCTCCTATGGGCTTCAGCGGGGGTCTCGTAGTGAGCCGACCATGAGCCACACTCGGCATCCCTCGGCATAACCAGATTCGGAATCGTCTTCCGACTTCAATGCCTCCGCCGTGTCACCAAATTGCTTAGTTGCCTTTCAGTTCAGCAAAGAACTTCGCTTTGTCCGGGTCGTTGTGGCGCTTGGGCATGCCGGTGACCGGCACGTACCACGAGTTCGCGGCGTTGCGTTTTAGTTCTGAGTGAATGCGGTATTCACCCAAGTGCAGGCCGTCTTTCAGGGTGTAGAGCTTGTCGGTGAAGACGCGTTTGGCCAGCGAGGTGTAGGCACTGGCGGCAACGGTGTAGATAGCCATGGCCCAATGCGTTCCGCTCTTGTCGATGAACGGAAACATATCGAGCTGCTCTTGGGTGGCCCCAGCGGGCGCGGGAATTGCCAGAAGGAAATCCGCCACAGACTGGTAGTAGGGCCGGTCTGGAATGCCCCAGGTCACGGTTCCCCCTTTGGCGCGAACTTCCTCTTCGGTTTCGGCGCGCTGTCCAAAATCGGGCGACCCGTATTCCACTTTCTCTTGGAAATACTTTTTGTCGCTCAACACGACCGCGACGAACTCTTCGCCCGGCTTGGCCAAGACAACTTGTTTTTCAAACAAGAATGTCCCTGGTGCGAAGTCGTCGCAGAGTTTGCCGCTTTTCTGCACCAAATTGATGCGAGGAAAGACGATGTCGTCGCGAGTGATGTTGGTGCCCGATGGGCGGGGTTCGGCCAAGGCGACGGCCTTGGATTCCGGAATTTCGACGATTTCGGCCGTGATCGTTACGGGTTGATCCGCGTTGGAGGCCGAGGTTTTTGGGTTGAATGTGATTGCTGCCATATTTTTACTTTTTGCGTTTTGGGTTGTGGTATATTATACCTCCTAAGCCTTGATGGCTTTTAAGAGGTGGATGACGCCTTCATCTCGAAGGGCGCCGCTGCCGCGGAGCAAGTCTTCCAAGTGCTGTTTGGCTTCTGCCTTTTTGCCCTTGGGGGCTTTGTCCGCGACAAATTTTTCAAGCTGCGGCACCGACACTCGGGTGCAGCTCAAAAGGTATTCCTCGATCGACACCATGTCTTTGACGGCGCCATAACCGAGCAGAGGATTTTCCACCGCACGAGGGGTGCGGCGTTGGTCCAACTTGTATCCAGGAATCTCTGCGCCTTCTTCCATTGCTTGGCGCAAAAGTTCTTTTTTGGTGTCCTCACACCAATTGGCCAACAAGTTGGCTAGTTTGAGCAGCTTCGCCCTGTCGGCCGGTGTCCCGTCTAGGGATATACTTTTCGGGACGTCGAACCCGGCTTTATGCCCTATGTTGAGCGCTTTTTCGGCGAGCGCTTTGCAACTGCCCTGTTTCGCGCAGTAGTCGCAGACCCCTTCTGTCGGGTTGAAGATCTTGCCTGCGGACTCTTTGGCGCGGGCGATGATTGTCCCGATGCGCAGTTGCACGCGCTCCATGTCATCACGGACGTATTTGGCGTACGTAATCTCTCCACGTCTAGGGAGGACGAGGTAGCAGTCCAGAGTGTGTAGTTGGGGAAATTTGGCAAAGATGCCGAAGGCGTAGGCTTGAACCTGAACATTGACTTCAGCGTCCTCCACAGCTCCGTAACCAGTCTTCCAGTCGTAGAGAGCGCCCGACCCATCATCGTAAAGATCGACGAGATCGCTTGTGCCAAAGGTGTGAAAATCCCCCACTCGCATTTCGACCCTGATTTCCTGGTGCGATGCCACCAGCTTTGCGTTCGCCGATCGCTCATGGCGATTAGCGGCGAGGAATGCCAGACACCACTCAGCGAGGCTTCTCTCGACTTCGTCGACGAGCACGGACGGGTCTCTGTTTTCAATCGCTTCGTGGATGCGGTTACCCGCTTCGGCGATCGGGTTCGTGCCGGAGCGGCCTTTGAATGATGGGCATGCTTCATAGTTTTTGAGTGCGGAGGGTCCGTGTTCTGCGTGGGGACGATTAGCGGAAGAGCTGGTCGGAGACATGGGGTGTTTTAGGTAGGTGCGTGGTATATTATTCGGGTTCCGAAAAGGCGCAAGCACTTTTTTCATTGAGGGTTTTAAGCAGGGAAATTTTTTTGCGGACGGATTTTTCGACCTTCTCTTCCACGGTGCCCGCGGCAAAAAGAATCCGCTGCAACGATGGGGTCTTTCCCCCAGCGCGATGGACGCGACCGACCACTTGCAAAATGTTTTTCTCGTTCCAATCCGGCGAAATGATTGCGGCTCTCGGAAATTTGCCGCGCGTGTCGTGCAGGGATATGCCGACGCCGCCCGCGGCCGTGTTGCACACGATGATCCGGTCGGAGTCATTTTGAAAACTCTCGATGCGTCGTTGTCTTTCCGCAGCGCTTTGCCGACCGTCGATGTACGCCGTGGTAGCCAGTTTATCACACAACGCGTCTAAGGTCGCTTGGAAGTTGACAAAGATGGCGACACTTTTTCCTTCGGCCAGGAGATCCTGCGCCATGCCCACAATGACCGGCACTTTGTAAAGCTCTACGCGTTGACGCGCCCGCAATTGTTTCACCAATGCCTCCGCCGCCGAGTTCGTCTTGTCTTGCTTCGTTCGCTCTTCGAGTTCTTGCAGCTCACGTTCCATCTCCTCGTAGATCTCCGCGATCTCGTCACCGAATTGCAGCGGCTCGGTAATGATCTGCGTTTCGGAAAAGTGGTCTGCAAGTTCGGCCGCAGTCATCCGTGCGCAACGATGCGCTATTTGCTGCGCGATCGCTTCGATGTGCGAGTGCGTCCCGTTGAACTCAAGTCCGTTCCAACGGTTTTTGACGCACCCGTGTTTTAGAGCCCATTGCCAAAAGTTTCCCAGCATGTGCGCTCCGAGCAACCACCCCGCTGCGCGCATTTGCAGTGGGTTGCTGGCAAGGGTGGCCGAGAGCATCAGCACTACGTGGCGGTCTTTGGCCTCGATCAGCATTTTGGCGTTTTGCGTCGAAACACCGGAGCATTTGTGCGCCTCGTCGAAGATCAGTAGGGAAGGGGGGACCGTCCACACCCACTTTTTGTTCACCCATTTACCAAAGCTAGTTTTACCCGTGCGCAGCTTCTCATAGTTGATGACGTCGGCTTTTACCCCGCGCTCCTTTAATTCTTTTTCCCACGAGGGGATGACGGCTTTGGGGCAGACGACGAGCGTGTTGGCGTTGGCGCGGCGGGCGATCTCAGCCCCACACACCGTCTTGCCGGTGCCAGTCTCCGAGCTGTCGAGGGCGGAGCCGCAGGTTTCAAGCGCGGCGATGAGTTTGTCGACGTGCTTTTCCTGCCGTGGGTAGAGAGTTTTCAATGTAGCAGCAGTCCGCGTTCTTCGATCAGGGCGTTGAGCACGGTCCTTAGTTCGTCGATACACCCATCCGCATCTTTGAATGAATGTCCGTGCTTGCTGTAGTTCCTGAGTTGATCGTGGATTTCAATGACGACCAGTTTCCACTCCCATCCTTGCAGAGCGTTTAGGTGCTCTTCGTTTTCCTCCGGCAGCGAGAATGCGAGTGTAGCGGTCATAGGCAGTTGAGCTTCAGGATGGCGCAGAGTCTGTCCAGTAAATGGGTTCGGTCGTGGTCGTTGACAATAGTGTGGTCGGTGGGCAGTTCGTGGCTTTCCGACTTGTGCTCCCACGGAATGCGAAGAGACGGGCGCAGTATGTTTATGGCCACTCCCCCCAAGTGACGAACTGCTTCCAGTTCGTTTGGGAAGCGGCAGTCGTCGACAACCACTGTCCCCCCTTCGTTCAGAACTAGAGTCGCCGCGTGCTCCCACGCGTTCGCCCAGATATCCGGCCCCATTAGTTCTCTTCCCCATTCGGTTCCGAGTGTTTGCATAGCCCAACGCGGGGTTTGCCCTGCAAGCAGCTCTGTGGGCGTTTCTTTTAAGTCTCCCTCAAGGTGAGCTGGGGAGAGTCCTAGGGCCCGCAACATCTCTTTGAGAGGAGCGGCAAACTTAATTAGATGATACCCCCATTCCCGCTCAAGAAACTCCGAGCAAGTGGATTTTCCGGAACCGGCTTGGCCACACAAAGCAACCAGGCGGGGCGGCGTCACTTTGGCTGGCACGGAGTCTCGTCGGGAGGTTGCTGCGTCGGAGATTTGCTCCGAAAGATTTCGTCGTAGTTGGCGCGGTATTGCTCGCTGGCCGGTCGCATCACGTTGTCGGATGCGGCGTTGGCCATCTTCCAATTGCGCTCAAGTCTTTCGTCCGCCATGGCTTTAGCAGTTCCAGGCCCTCAACGACTTGTTGATGCGGCTGTTCGGATCGTTCTTGGTTTTGGCGCTGGTCAGCTTCGACTTCATGCCCGACATGCGCGCGCAAAACGACTTACGTCGTCCGGCGTCTTTCGCGGTCTTGGGCTTAGGCGCGGGGGGTTTGAGGTTCCCTCCGGTGGCGCGGTTGTAGCTGGCTCTGCCTTTGGCGTTGAGCCCGCCTTTCGGGTTTTTACCTTCTTTTCTGGTCCAGGCTGCGGTTTTGTTTGGCATATTGTTGGTTGGGGTTAGCGATAGCGTGCGGTCTTCGCGGCTATCTTCTTGGGTTGACTGACGAACTGTTTTCCTGCTCGGTTGCCTTTGGCTTTTGCGCGGTTGGTCGAGGCTTTTTCTGACTTGGTCAACGAGCCCCATGCCGCGTCGGGCAGGTAGCGTTTTTTGCCTTTGGACGGGGAGCCATCGGAGGTGCGCCACTTTTGTGCGGTCCAGTTCTTCAGAGAGGTTTGCGGCTTTTTCATTTCTTAGTCGCGGTAGCCGCCGCCGTTCGCTTTGTATTTAGTCGCGAGTAGTTGCGCTTTGCGCGCCGACCACTCGCCGGGGTCCCCGCCCTTGGTTCCCGCTTTGATTTTTTCAAAGAGGCGTTTTCGCATCGACGGCTTCGTGTAGTTGTTGGCTTGGTTGACTCGGCTTTTTGTTTTGGTTGGCATAATTTGTGGATAAATATGGGCGTTAGTTCCCCGACGTAGGCGCCGGAGATGTTGAAATAAAAAAATTCCCAGGCTTCCTCTTCAGACATGCCCTGCCGCATGAGAGACCGCGCGATTTTCTGCGCGTCGTAGGCGGCGGCGTTGGGTTGTCCGCAGCGTTCGGCGATCCCGAGGAGGCAATCGTCGTAGCCGGTGGCCAGCAGCAGACCTTCGAGTTGTTCTTCGACTTCGGGCGTCATTTGGTCGGGTGGGGTAGTGGTATATTCAACCTCTGACAAAATAAAAGCAAAATGTGCAGGGCGTCGGCCTCATTGTCATCCTGCGGCCCAAATCCCAGGTCTTTTGCTGCCTCGATCATCTGCTCCTTGGTCGCATTGCCCTTCTTCGTCGCGAACTTTTTGATCGTGCCGACATGGACTCCTTCATACTTGATTTCCTTCGCCTCGCACTCGGTTTGCAGTACCCCAAGTAAGCCGCAATAGCATTTCGCAGCGGCACCGGACGACCAGCGCATGACCTCCTCGTAGACAATCAGCTCCGGCTTCACCTCAACAAGTTGGTCGCGGAGCCACGATCGGAACTTAAGGAACCTGACTCCTGGCCCGCCGTTCTTTTTGAGCTTGAACCCCTCGCTGCCCGACGAAATCAGTCCGTTAGCGTGGTAGGCCCAGCCGGTCTGGGTGGCAAGATCAAGGGCAAGGATGGCGCTCATAGGTTGGTCAGGCGTGCGCGCACTCTACGTGCAGCCGGTGAGGCTCCCGCTCGCAGCCACTCTTCCACATCGCTTTCCAAAAAGCGCGCCCTACCCATGGCAATCGTGTAGGGCAGGGGATGACGGGCCTGCCGGATGTAGTTGTCGATTGACCTCTTCGTTACGCCCAGCCGCCGTGCAAGTTTACTTTTGTCATACACGGCGACTGGCGCAATCGACGTCAGTCCGGAGAGATCCGCGTCCTCCAGCTCGATCTTGATGCGACCTTCGTTCAGGGCGATGACCCTGAAGGAGGCGGCTTCTAGCGTGATCGAACCGCCCATAGGCTAACTGAAGATGGGCTGGATGAAGCGAACTTTGGGGTCCGCACGCAGCTTTTCGCAGATTTGATGCGTGGCAGCTCGAATGATGGCAGACGGAGGTATCCCGTTGCGTTTTGCGACTTCACACATTAAGTCCCAATTTTCTTTTTCTTCGATGTATACCACTCGGCGTCGGTGGTCGGCTATTTTGTTAGGCATTATGGTTTTTTTTAGGGTTGGTGTTTTCAAACGGGTAGTTCGGAAACATTTTCAAATTACATCAGGGCCATGGTGTATGCAACCACAAAATTAAAATAGCGCCAAAGTTCTTTGCGTTAGTGCCATCGGTTCGGATTGGGCGCCGTGCGGTATTCATTGCTGGGGTAAGAGGGAAAACCACTCGTTTGCTGCGCTTGGAGGAACTAAGCCTTTGTAGCACTCCTCCACCATGTCCGCGGAATTTCCGCACTGCTTGGAAACCTTCTGGGCGTCCGCGTCCGGCTGGGCCATGCGGTAGGAAATGTAGCTTTTGCGAAGCCCGTTGTCTTTCCAAGGAATCCCAACCTTTTCGCAGAGCGCGGCCCTGTCGTGGTGGAACTTGGTCTGGCCGCAGCGTATTGGGCCCGTCTTGTCCCCTTTGAGCTTCTCCAACCAAGCCGCCAAGTTGTCGCAGATCAGGGGCATCCGGCGCCGCTTGGTCTTAGTCTTTTGGGAGTCGAGCATGATGACTTTTTCATCCAAGCGGATGTCCTCCCAGTGCATTCGGCTGATTTCCGCCGTGCGAACGCCCGCGAAAGCGCCGACAACCAGGGCAGGCAACAGCTCTTCGCTCGCATTCGCCAGCAGCTTGCGCATTTCCGCGGGGGTGAAGATTTCGATGGGAGAGATGGCCTGTTTAAACTGGTCGATCTTGTCGATCTCCATCTCACCGGTAGCCATATACCCCCATTTCTGCGCCCACTTGAAAAAAGTTTTGAGCGTGCCGAGATGGTTGTTCCGAGTTCTCCCGGAGGACGAGATTCCCCGCAAGTAGGTGTCGAGTTCTTTGAGCGTTATAGCGTCGAGAGTTTTCCTAAAAGCTCTTCCGAACTGCATGCAGATCGAGCGGACTGTCGAGTAGTGCCGGTTCTTGGACGATTGTTCCTCGAACGAGCTGAGATATTCGTGTGCCGCGAGTAAGGCGTCTTTCTTCGTTTTTGCTGTGTTGGTGACGTGCGAGACGAAAAATTTCACCGCATCCCCTATGGACACGTTGTGCTCGGATAGGACGGAGCTGTATTCGGCAATCCGAGCCGCTTGGGCGGAGGTGATGTTGTTTCTCAAGGATACTCCGCGACGGAAATCTTCGATGATCTCCTCCGCGCGTTGGTGCGCTGTGACTTCGTTGTCGAAGGCCGCTCTCTGCCGCCCGTTCTCCCCCGTCCAGGTGACAAAGTATCTTGTTCTGCCCTGACCCTGTCGGTAGATGTTCACGCTCCCGAAGGGGGTCTTTTGGACGAAAGGATACACGATGTTTTTGGTCTTTTTTAACTTCATAGGTGCCGCAATATGGTGACGCTTGGTGACGCTTGTCAACCGGGAAAGTGGAATATACCGACACTCTTTTTTGGTCATGGTGTATGAAACCCCTTGACGAAACACTCTGTTTTGGGTTAATATACCCTAATGCAGTTATATGGAACTGGTGTATGCGAATGCGGGTTCGAGCCCCGTAGGCTCCGGTTTTTTTACAGAGTAAGTGAAGAAATCGGAGCAAAGTGGTGACGGAATGGTGACAGGCTGAAAAAAATGTCATCACGAGGAAAAATTCGCACGGCGGATGGCCGTGTCGTCGATGTCTCCGACAAAGAGTGGCAGTACGGGCGTTGGTGGAGCAAAAAGATCGACCAATTCAACCGCGAACTGTTTTCGTTTCGCAATCCGATGCCGCTGGAGAAAGGCGGGGAGACGCCCGAGCATCATTTCAAGCGCATCGTGTCAGCTCTGTGGCCGGAAGACGGTCCGAAACCCTTCGTCTGGCACCCATGGGCCGAACGGATGTTGGAAGCGTCCTGCGCCAATCAATACCTCGCCGTGGCCGGGTGTGCTTCGTCTGGGAAAACGGATTTTTTCGCCGTGTGGGCGATCGTGAATTTCATCGCCGCGCCTTATGACACGATGGTGCTCGTAACTTCGACCACTTTGAAGGATTCCCGCAAACGCATTTGGGGGAGTATTCGGGATTACTGGCAAGCTGCACCTCCGCTGCCGGGGAAACTTGTCGATTCCATGGGGCTTATCCGGTTCGAGGACGGAACGGGCGGAACTTCGGACAAATGCGGCATCACGCTCATCGCGGCCGAGAAGAAAAAAGAAAAAGAAGCCGTGGGAAAATTGATCGGGTTCAAAAATCGGCGCGTCATTGTTATCGCTGACGAGATGCCCGAGCTTTCCGAGTCAATTTTGGAGGCCTCGGCGTCGAATCTGTCCTTAAACCCCGAGTTCCAGTTCATCGGGATCGGGAACCCCGCCAGCCGCTTTGACGCGTTCGGTATTTTAGCCAAACCAAAGGGCGGTTGGCAGTCGATCAGCCCCCTGGAAGAGGAGTGGGACACTGAGCGCGGACTGTGTATCCGGTTTGACGGGGAGCGCAGCCCGAACGTGCTGACCGGAAAGACGATTTACCCCTGGATTGTCACCCAGGCTAAGTTGGACGAGGCCAAAGCTCGGTTTGGGGAGAACTCGCTGGCCTACTACCGCATGTTCCGCGGGTACTGGGCCCCCACGGGAGACGAGGACAACATTTACTCTGAGACGGAGATCATTTCGGCAGGGGCGGACGGGGAGGCGATCTGGCTAGAGCCGCCGACCAAGATAGCTGGCCTGGACCCGGCCTTCACCAATGGAGGCGACCGCACTCCAATACAATTTGGGGAGTTCGGCATCTCGCGGGACGGGATTCCGACACTCATGTTTACCCACCGGAAACTTCTTCAGGACAATGTTCACGACAAGAAACGAACCCGGACTGAACAAATCGTCCAGCAGTTCAAAGACGCCTGTGAGGCGGAGGGAGTGGAACCTTGGTGCGCTTCCTACGACAAGTCTGGAGCTGGTGGTCCGTTCGGGGACGTCGTCTCCATGGTCTGGTCGCCCGAAGTTCTGGGCGTTCAGTTCGGCGGCAAGGCTAGCGAACTTCCTGTCTCTATCTCCGACTCCGCTCTTAGCAGCGAGCGGTATACCAACAGGGTTTCCGAGTTGTGGTTCGGGGCCAAAGAGCTGATTCGGACCGGGCAGCTCAAGGGCATAGACCGCGAACTGGCCAAGGAGATGTGCGCCCGGAAGTATTCCACCAAGAAAGGGGCGTCCATCCGCATGGAGGTCGAAAGCAAGACGGACATGAAAGCCCGGACCGGCGCATCACCTGACTTGGCCGACGCGGCCATGATTTTGATTGAGCTGTGTCGTCAAAGGTTCGGATTCGGTGGCATGACAGTAACTATGAAGCGTCAAGAGACCTCGATTCAGGTGAAGCGTAAAATTACTTTTGGAAAGCTCTCCGCCGCTAACTCGGGCAAGTCCATCAAGTTTAGCAAATTTTCTATTTGACAAAGCATAATATACCGCGCATATCTGCGTGCTTACCCAAACCTTTCCGCAATCTCCCCTTTTTTCATGGTCCCTAATTCTCCTTCAACTTCCGACCCGCTTGTAGGGAATTTGCGGTCGGACGGCGCACCGCCCCCGAGCCGCATCAAAGATCCCGAGTCGCTTAACTCGGTCTATCAGCGTCTGAAGCAGGCCGATTCAGTCAATGCGAGAAATCGCAGTGAGGTGGACGCAATGTTCGATGGGGCGCCTCCTTATGACGACAATTCCTTGCGCGAGGCGGGGATGGCCAGTCGTTGCAATTTGAATTTTGGCGAAGCTGAATCGCTGTTGGAGTCCTCGCTCGCCGGTTATGTCGACCTCGTTCAGTCGGTAGAGAATTTAATTACGGTCGAGGTCAAAGAGGCCGATCCGCAGAAGAAGGGCGATTACGAGCGCGTCATTGCGGAGGGCTTCACCAAGATGCTGCGCGAATGGGACGAGTTCAATTTCAAGCACGTCTTGAACTCGACGTATTTCATCAAACACGGCGTGTCGGTTGCGTATTGGGAAGACGAGTATGACTGGCGCTGGCAGATCTCTAAGATCGGAGACTTTCTGCTCCCGCGACGCACGTTCGCCGCGGAAGAGATGGTGGAGGTCGCCGTGTCTCCTCGCATCATGCGAGCGCACGAACTTTACAGCTTCATCAAAAACGAAAAGCGTGCTCGGGAAATAGGGTGGGATGTAAACGAGGTCAAGAAGGCCATTTTGGCCAACTCCGGTGCCAACGATTCCTATCAAATTACCGATTGGGAGCGCTACCAAGAAGACCTCAAGAACAACGACCTTTACGTTGCGCACGGGTCGGGTTCCGAGATTCGCGTCATCCACGCTTGGGTCAAGGAGTACGATGGCACCGTCAGTCACTACATCTCCTTGGCCGACGGCAGCAACGACGAGTTTCTTTACGAGAAGCGCAGCCGTTTCCGTAAGGCGTGCGACGCGTTCGTGACCTTTTGCTATGGGGTCGGCACCAATGGCTACTACGCCTCAATCCGAGGATTGGGTTACAAGATTTTCCCGCACATTCAGGTCAGCAATCGGATGCGGTGTCAGTTTGTTGACGGGGCCATGCTCTCCACGTCGCTCCTGATTCAACCCGACAGCGAAGACAGTCTGGAGAATCTTGCTTTCGAGTATCTGGGGCCCTTCAGCGTCCTCAACTCTGGCGTTCAGATTTTGGAGAAAAACCTGCCCAACATCGGACAGAATGCCATCCCCGTTCTCCAGGACATGTCTCAGCAGTTGCGCGAGCGAGCCGGGGCGTATCGCAGCGTAGCCGGAAACCCCACCTCCAAAGAGCGCACCAAGTTCGAGGTTCAGGCGCAACTTCAAGGCGACGCCCGGCTTACCACGGGTGCGATGAATCTTTTTTACGAACCCTGGAGCCGGTTGCTGCGCGGCACTTTCAAGCGCGCTATTCGCAAGGACTACATGGTCGAAGAACGTGGTGGCGAGGCCGTCGCGGCTTTCAAAAAGTATTGCACCTCCCGCGGAGTGCCGCTCGACGTTCTTCACAACAAAGTTACCGAGGTTCGCGCTGTGCGCTCCATCGGAGCGGGTTCCGATCAACTTCGACTTGTCGCCATGGACGAGTTCATGGCCATGGCCAATCAGTTCGATGAGCAGGGCCGACAGAGCCTTTTGCGCGATCGTGTTGCCGCCCGCATCGGTTACGACCACGTCGACCGCTATGTGCCGAAGCTCCAAGAGTCGCGTCCGGTCATCGACGAGAAGATCGCCGAATTGGAGAACGCAGCCATCGCTCAGGGCCGTCCGGTGACTTTGCAGCCGTCCGAGAACCACTTTGTCCACGCCTCAGTCCACATTCAGGACCTCGCCAACATGGCGCAGGCGGTCAAACAGCAGCAGGCAGATCCGCAGACGGCAGCGCGGTATTTCCAAATCGCCGTGGCGCACGCCAATGAGCACATGCAGTTCGTCGCTCAAGACGCCTCTCGGAAACAGGAATACGGACAACTCAAACAGATGTTCCAACAGAGCAACGAGATTGCCGAGCAGACCATCGAGAAAGTCACCGCTGAACAGGCCCGCGCCCAAGAAGCGGCGGGGGGAGCCCCGGCCGAAGGCGGAGCGTCTGAGACCCAGTCCAAAGCTCAAGCCCATCAGGCACAACTTCAAATGGAAGCCGAACGGCACCAGCAAAAGCTGGCACTGCAACAGGCCGAAGCGCAACAAAAGCTGGCGCTCCGAGACGCCGAGACGGCGCAAAAAATTCAGCAAGCTAGCCAAATGTTCTAATGGACCCCTTGCACGCACTGGCGGCTTACGGTTTCGCGTCCGCGGTAGTGGCCTTCGTTCTAGTGTGCGCTTTCGACTTTGACAATTGGTGACCCAGAAAAAAATAAATGACTAACAAAGAATGGTTCGCTCGCCCGGACCTAATCGACGGATTCGCAAGTCTATTGCGAGAGGACCTTTTGCAACTGGCCCTGAGCGTTGTTGAAGACGCGGGTATCCCCCGGTCTCGTTTGCGCCCGGACGCGGCCAATCTTATGGAGAACCACGCGCTGCTTAACGCCAAGCGCGAAGGGTACTTCGAGGCGCTTCAAAATTTGCGGTCGCTGGCCGTGCGCCGCGCCCAAGCCCCAGATCAAGATTTGTCCCCGTGGAAATACGCCGCGGAACAAGAATAACCCAAACACCAAACCATCATGGAAACCACACCAATAGAATCCTCCCCTCAATCCAACCTGGAAGTCGTGCCGCCCGCCGACACTTTCAGCTCCGACGACTGGGCAAGTCGTATGGAGTCGCAGATCGACAATTTGAACAGGGAGACCGGCGCCACTCTCTACGGAAAAGTTGAGGACAAGAAGCCCAAGGCGAAAACCGAAAAAGTTGAGAAGGCCGAAAAAGTCGAGCCCGCCGCGGAAAAACCGGAGAAGACCGAGGAAAAATCCGAGAAGACCGAGGAAAAATCCGAGAAGACCGAAGATAAATCGGACGCTCCCAAGGAAGAAGTCCCGAAAGGCCTCACTGAAAAAGCGGCAGTCAAGTGGGGCGAGCTTCGGGCCGAAGCCGCTAAGGCGAAAGAATACGCCAAGACGATCGAGTCTTTGAAGGCCGAGCTGGAAGCCGCCAAAGCGGCGCCCGTCAACTCGGCAGAGCTGGAGCAACTCCGGCAGATCAACCAGCAATACGAGCAGGAGCTGTCTGTAGCGCGGGTGGAGGCGACGCAGGAATATAAAGTCAACGTGGTTGATCCGATGGTAAACGTAGTCGGTTTTGTCGAGTCCTTGGCTACCAAATATGAACTCAACGCCCGCGAGATGATGACGGCGTTTTCTGAGTCGGACCCCAACAAACAGAGTGACTTGTTGACGGATCTAGCGGCCAACATGAACGAGCGAGACCGTCTGCGGCTCTATGCTTCTGCCGACGACTACTCTGAAATTATCCGTCGTCGAGATTCATACCACAGCACGAGCCGAGAACGGATGCAGGCCATTGAGGCCCAGCGCCAAGCGGAGTTGGCTCAATATCAAGAGGAGTCGGGAAAAACCGCAGCCGCCGCCAAAGCGGAATATGGTGCGGCGGTAGAAAAAGTTTTTGCGGACCTTAAGGAGTCCGTGCCGGTTTTGGCTGAGGAGGAAGTTGCGGCCGACGTTCAGCGTCTCGCTAAAGGCGACTATTCCGGAGCTGACGCCGAGTTGAAAGCCTACATGGCCCACTCGGGAGCGCTTCTTCCTCACTTGTTGAAAGCTCTTAAGGAAGCCAAATCGGAGTTGGAGGAAGCTAACAAGAAGATCGTCGGATACCGCAACAGCTCGCCCAAAGCGGGTTCCGGTTCGGCGGATTCCAACAGATCTCTACCCGAAGACGTCGGCTTCCTCGACGCTCTGGAGCAACAGCTAGGGTAGTCCCACAACCGAGGGCCCGTGTGAAACAATACGAGGCCTGTCTTTTCAAACGAGGTTACGACACGGAAGCCGACGCACGGCAACTGGGACAGGAAACGTATTTCTGTCTGTTTTGCTGCAAGTTTCACCGCCGTTCCCCGCTTTCTGCGAAGGCGGGTAACTGGCGGCGACACCAACAGTTGTTTTTAAGGAACTCGGCCCGCAGGCGAAAAAAGTTTGCGGCGGCATAAAAAAGCGCTTGACAAAAAGTAGGCGGTATATTAACCCTGTCATCGTGCTGCTAGTCACTTCTACTTAGCAACCGGCGGTGTGAGCCTCAAATCACTCTTACAGTCAGTCTTTAGAGCTTAAATCAGTCCTCTCGGACTGCTGTCCCCGGCTCGGGACGGGAAACCAAATTGAATGTTCCGTTCATACGTCGGAGATTTCTGGCGGCGGGTATATTCAACCACAACCCAACTTTAAGAGGAAACACATCACTATGTCACAGTCCGCTGCCGGTCTAAATATCGAACAGGTCCTGATTAACGAAGCCAATCGTATCGGGCCCGACATCTATCGCAAAACTCTCAACACCAGCCCCTGGCTCAAACTCGTCAAGAAAGACAGTTGGCCCGACGAAATGGGCGACACGGTCCGCGTGCTCACCTACGAGCGCTCGCTCCCGGCCAATAGCCTGAACTGGAGCCAAATCTCCGTTAACGGCGTTGTCTCCCGCGACGGCACTTTCAACAACGGCACCTCGGCGATCTCCGCCAACAGCGCCGCCAACCAGTTGCCCAGCGCGCAGCGCATCGAGTTCGCTCAGACCCTGCGTAGCTACAACCTGACGCACACCGCGCTGGAAAGCCCGAAGCTCTCGGTCAACGACCTTCGCTTCTCGCTCAAGCGTAAAGAGCAGCTCGCTAACATCTTCGCCATCCTCCAGGAGAACACCTCCTACGCTTGGCAGGATCGTTATCGCGACGAATACGTCCGCTTGGCCCAGAACAAGATCAACGCGGTCGGCACCAGCGGCGCCTTGGTCCAAAACAACGGCGACGGCTCGGTCTTCAACTCCACCACGCTCCCGACTCTGCCCCTCAACCAGGGCATCTTGGATCGCGTCTACATGAAGTTGATCCGCGACGGCGGCGGTAACAACCCGATGGACCGTGAGAATGCCCGCCCCGTTTTTGGCGCGATCATCTCCTCGGAAGCCAGCCGCAACCTCATCGCCACCAACGACGCGATCCGCCAGGATTATCGTTGGAGCGACTCCAAGAACGAGCTGCTTGCTCCGCTCGGCATCAGCCGCAGCTACGCGGGCTTCTTCCACTTGGTAGACGATTGGCTTCCCCGCCACGACGCCGTGACGATCACGAGCGCCAGTGCCGGAGCCACCACGCTCACGATCACCGGCAGCTCGCTGGTTGTCGGCGACCAGTTGTCGGGCAACGGAATCGCGCACGGCACCTTCGTCACCGCGGCCACCGCTACGTCGGCGACTCTGTCTGCCCCCACAACCGGCACGACCGGCACCTCGGTCTACGTGCGCCGCATGCCTTACAAGGCAGTCGCCACGACTCAGGGCAACAAGTTCGACATCAACCCGGCCTACGAGGCTGCGGTTTACGAGGACTCCATCGTGTTCCACCAGGATGTTTTCACCTGCTTGGTTCCGAAGCCCCTCACCAGCGCCGGTTCCAACGTGACGTTTGATGCTGTTTCCTACATGGGAGACTTCAAATGGAAAAATATCCCTCACGCCACGGAAAATCCGGATTCTACGATTGGTTACTTCCGCGCGGTTCTTTCCGCCGGTAGCAAGCCGATCCGTCCGGAGTGGGGTACGGTCATCCGCGCTCGCCGCAGCTCGACCTTCCTCGACCTGACTGCTGGCTCGGCTAACAACCCGATCTACGCCTAATCCACCCTCCCACTTGAGCGGGTGGGGCCAAATAACGGCCCCGCCCCTCTAAGGGGAGAACAACCAAAATGGGCACTATGTTGATTATCGGCGTAGGGCCGAAGAAGAAAGGACCCAAAGATATGAATCCCATGGAAAAGTATCTCAGTAAGGGCGAAGGCAAAGAACCGCTTATGGAAGCCGAAGGTAGCCGGAATGGTGAAATCAATTTCTCGATGCCCGCAGGTTTCAAAGTCCCGGACGGCGTCAAAGACGGCGAGCCGTTCGACGCGATGGCCACTTTGATGGTCAAGGGCGGCAGACTGGTTTTGGGCGAGCTGGACGGAACCCCGGTCAGCGACGAACTGGAAATGGAAGCCCCCGAGGCTGAAGAGCCGGAAATGGAAGCCCCCGAGGCTGAAGAGCCGGAAGCCGAAACGTCTGAAGAAGTGGTTGCTCCGGAGCCGTCCGAGGACGAAGAGTCCGAAGAGCCGTCGGAGGAAGATGAGGCAGACGAGGCCGACGACAACTTGGACTTCCTTTCGTCTATTGAAAAGAAAGTCTCCAAGAAAAATAAGAAGATGTAATGCACCGGGCCCCTGGAGCAGTTCAATCCTGCACTAGGGCCCACCCCAACCATGGCCGCGACCGTTAATCTAACGATTGATCAGGGGGGCACATTTTCGCGGAACATTACGTGGAAGGCCGGAACCCCGAAAGTTCCCGTCGACTTAACTGGGTATACCGCAGCTTTGCAGGTGAGAGGGAGCGCCTCCTCGGCCTCCGTGTTGCTGTCCCTCACAACTTCTAATGGGGGCATTGTAATCACGCCTTTGCTCGGGAGATTCACTCTCAACATTTCGGCTGCTCAGACTAAAAGATTAGCCGCCGGTCGGTATGCGTATGAGTTAAAGGCCACGGGCAACGGAGGACAAGTGACCTCCCTGATGAAGGGGGCGTTTGTCGTTTCAGCGGAGATAACAAAGCTGTGAGTGATGTTGTCATCATAGAGACCGACATTGTCGCCATAGAGACGCCGGTTGAGATTGTCCTCGAAGTTTCGGGGCCCCAAGGACCCGCGGCCTCACTTAACGGAGACGCTTCTCTGCTTACCAACGGGACCCTTCCGGATGCGCGGCTCTCCGCCGCCGTTCAGGCTTCTCTCGCCAAAGCCAATTCGGCCAGTCAGCCGGGCCACACTCACCTGTCGACGGACATATCCGACTTCGCCCCCGCTGTAGCCGCCGTCTCGCCGCCCGCCAATTTAAACTACCAGACTGCTGTGGCAGATACGGTCGTTAGCACTCCGGTCGGGGGCGCGACTGCGCAACCCGCCAGCACATGGAAGGCCCGCACCATTAGCCAAGCTCTCGACACGATTCTTTTCCCGACTGTCCCGCCCTTTATATCTACCCCGAAGTCTGCCTCCTTGTTGGTTTCTGGACCTACTGGAGTTCAGGAAGTCGGCAGCTCGGTTGTTAGAAACGTGGTCGCGGTCTTTGACCGGGGGCGCATCACCAACGGCGATGGGTCTTTGGGGCCAGGACTTGTCGGGAATGCTAACGAATTTCCCGTCTATTCGGGCACGGGCATCGCTTCAACCAGCAACTCCGCACTTGGTTCCATCGCTGTTGTTCTCGGATCAAACCAATGGAGCGTCTCAATTACCCACGGCGCAGGGTCCGATGCGTATTTCGATAACAAAAACAATGCCAGCACTGCCCTAGACGGAAGCCGAGCTGCCGGAACAGTCACCGCCAGCACTACGGCATTCACAGGCGTGTACCCTTGGTATTACATCAAGTCTCCTGTGACGTTTACTGCGGCTCAGTTTGGTGCTGCGATCACGGCTCTTGGTAACGGCACCTCTGGAACAGCTACAAACATTCACGCTTCCGCAAATATTGCGAAGGTGGTGGCGGATGCTGGCGGCACCCTGTCTGTCCCCTACAACGTAAGCAATCAGTTTGTGGGCGTAGCGCACGACTCTGCCTTAACTAGCAAGACTGCTTATTTTGTGTCGGCTCTTAACAGCGGTTCGATTACCGGACCATTTAAGACTGAAGAGACTCAAAACAGCGTTGCCCAAGCGTCAACATCGCCGCGTTGGACACGCGATTTTAAGATTCTCGTAAGTAAAAATCCGCTGACTGACTCAGCTACGACTTTAGAACTGAGGAACGCACTCTAATGCCATCGGGAATTACACTCGCAGCAGGCGTTCTGATTGGGGCGCCAACCGCTCTGGACGCCAAATACGGGCCTTACGATACCGCCGGACTCGCGCTCGCTGACCTCACGTCTGGCTTCCGTTATCAGGGCTTAACCGTCGGTATCAAAAGCGGCAGTTCGGTCGTGGAGTATTGGTTCAAAGACGGTGTCGCAGACTCGAATTTCGTGGAAAAAATGAGTGCAGCGCCGGTGGCCTCGGTCAACGGCGAGACGGGGGCGGTCACGCTTGACGCGGCGGATGTGGGGGCGCAGTCGCTGCAATCCGTCACCAGCATCACTGTCAGCAGCGCCCAGCAACTCACCGCCGCCCGAAATCAGCGAGTGCGGGTCAACAGCACAAACACCACCAGCGGTGCCGCTGTCTATCTGCCTGCCACTGGTAATGTTGAAGGAGATCGTCTGGAAGTGGCGCTTGTCGAATCGGCTCACTCCGCGTCGCTAGGCGTAAGAACGGGCCCGTTTGATTATACGGTGTCGGCCTCAATAGGCCTCGGCCAGCACCGCACTTTCATTTACACCTCCGGCGCGTGGACGCTAGGCACATGGGAAGCGCACACCCACCCCGATATCGACCCGAAGTTTTCCTCGTCGGACTTTCGCGTCAGCGAGGTTAGTGGTCAATTCACTACCGCTAAATTTTTAGCCTTCAGTCTGTCTGGCGTGAATCCGGGCGATACTTGCACGCTCACCGTCCCGAATTCCTCCGGCACCATTAGTCTCGTGGGCCACACCCACTCCGCCTCGGCCATCTCCGACAGCACCGCCGCAGGCCGCGCTTTGTTGCTTGCCGCAAATGCACAAGCTCAACGAGACGCTTTGGATACATTTGTTAGCGTAGCCAATTTTGCCGCTCTTCCTACAACTGGCGTTACTGTTTCTCAAGGTGGCTCCGTGTATGTGACCTCAGACAACGGTAAAGTGTATGTCTGGAACGGCACTGCTTACACTGAGATTAGTCCCAACGTGCAGTCAAATTGGAATGCCAATTCGGGGGACGCGCAGATTCTGAACAAGCCCTCGACCTTTCCGCCTTCTGCTCACACCCACCCTTATGACCTTGTTGTGGCTTGCTCCGACGAGGTGACGGCCCTGACCGCTGGTGAAAAGGTTCGATTTCTTTCGCCTCGCTTTTTTACGTTCACGCGCTTTGGCGCAAGCGTGACGACTGCTCCTCAGGGCGCAAGTCTGATTGTTGATGTCCGTGTAAACGGTTCCAGCGTCTTTGAAAATAACTCGGCAGTTCTTATTATTCCCTCGGGACAAACCTCATTTTTTACAACTGTTCAGCAGCTTGGTAGTTTGAATGTCGATCAAGCCAATCAAAATGATGTTATTTCCATTCACATCATTCAAACGGGGGCCGCTGAAAAGGGGCGCGGCTTGAAAGTGTATATCACTGGACAATGAGCGCATACCTCATCAATCCTTATCTTTCTGATCTGGCTGTAGCCGCGCCTACTTTTGTCGGTGTCGATGCGACGGGTGCGACACAGTGGTCAGATCCTTCAATACCCAAACTGTTCTCTATTGGCGGGAGTAACCGCTACGGAACCGCTGGCTACTTTCAAATTTGTCCGGGCTCCACTACAGTTTTCCAAGCTGTAGGAACCCAAAACGATTTAGGAGCGACATTACCCGTTTCATATCGCTCAAACGTCTTACCTCCCAGCAATATTGACGTTTTTGGCGGCGGCGGTACTTTTGTTAATTTTCCGGGTTATCCATCGTTCAAAGCACCCGATGGAAGCGCCCTTGTTCGTAGTGGGGCGTTGTCGGTCAGTGTCAGCAGTGGGCCGTTCAACAGCCCAAGCGGAAGTAACGCGAGTTACTACGGGATCGCTCTCGAAATGACGTTTAAAAACGCAGGCAAATGGCGTGTCGGGGTAGCCGTTGACACGGTAGCCACAGGCCAGTATGCGCCTGATTATGTAGCGGCCTTCGCATACCCCACGAACACGATATTCTCCACGTTACTGTCGCGCAACGGCATTCCAAAGTTAGTGCTATTCGATATCGAAGCAGCGGCGGGAGCCTATACTAACATCTCGATGTGGCAAAATAGCGGCACTAATTCGGTGTCTGCGTTCAGTCTCCTCACTTTTGATGTAAAACCATGAAACTTCTCTATAACACTGTTACCGAAGAAACCTTCGATTACCCGCGCACTGACGGCGCGGACATTCAGGGGCTAGAAGCGCCGTTCGTGTCTTTGCAAGTGATCGAGTCCGAGAAACCGTCGTTTGACTCTTTAACACAGTATTTGGTTAAGACCGACTCCGTGGACCTAGCTGCTGGGACCTTAAGTCGCGAGTGGAGCGTCGTAAGCCTGCCGCCCCGCGTGATGCTTGCTGAGGAGTGGTTGGAGTTCAAAGGAATCGGCGGCAACCGCCAGCCGACATTATTGTATCTCCGTCAGAGCCTTACGGCAGCGTCGAAGGAAAGTCCCTTGCTCAACTCGTTGGAGCAATATCTCCAACAAATCTTGGCCCTCTATGCCACCGACCCCAGCCCCCGCTCCGATTGGCCGCTGCCCCCGACGACCTTCGAGGCTGCGGTGCAGGAGGCAGTTCAACAACTAGGCACGTAGCATTATGACAGAAGTAATCGAAACCGCTAATTATGTGAGCCAGCAAACCGACCGATGGCTCTTTGTCGCCCTCTTGGTAATCGGGCTCACTGCAATCGCGGTGCTTTTTAAGTATTTCACCGGGCGTCTCGATGGCCTCCAGTCCCGCATTGACACGCAAACCAATGACTTCGTCAACCACTTGAAGGCTGCAAACAAAGAGATGTTGGACGTCATTGCTTTGGCGAACGCCACCATCACCAAGAACTCGACCCTGCTGGAGCGCTTGGAAAGAAAACTAAGCGGGGTATAATATACCACATGAAAACATTGCTATCTAAACTGCTCGGGTTGTCCCGAAGTGTACTCGAATTCTATGCCCCCATTCTCCGTGAATTGGTGGCCACCGGCATGTCGGCTCTGTTGCCCGTTGCGCTGGAGATTGTTTCGTCTCTAGCCAGCTCATCGGAAACCGGCTCTAAAAAGCGAGAGATGGCCGTAAAAAGGCTCCGCTCGTCGGCGACTGAGCTTGGCATAAATGCTTCCGAGAGCTTGATCCGACTTACCGTTGAGTCCGCGGTTCAGCGGCTGAAAGTGAGCCAGCAATGAAGAACTTCATCCTGAGCTTTCTGGTCTCTAAGTCCGGCGGCGTCCTGACTCCGATCGTGGCCGGGCTGGTGGGTGCGGCCGTCGGTAAGCTCGCTGCACTCGACCCCAACTTGGCCAATGGGGTCGACCAGACGGCGGTCACTGGATTCGCCGTGGCTCTTCTGCTCTCAGCGGTCAACTACTACACCAACTTGCGCCAAACAGAGGGCGTCAAAGCCATCCAGGCCCTGGTTAACGTCCGACAGGACGGCATTCCCGGACCAGTCACTTATACCGAAGTGCGCCGAGCCATTCCGGTGCTCAAAAAAAAGAAATGACCCAGGAGCAAATCAACAAAGCAGCTTTGCAAAAGCCCGTTCCTCCGGAAGACCGCAGGTCGGTGTGGGCCCGGCTGCTTTCGTCTGTGCGTGTTCGCATCGAGCCGCGCTTTAAACGGGGACGCCTTTCCCGCTACGTGTCGATAAAAGGAGGCGTAGAGTTTTAATGACTCAGCAACTGGCAGAGATTGCGCTCTCCCAAGTGGGGGTCAAAGAAATCGGCGGCAACAACCGCGGCGCCAAAATCCGGACTTACCAGTCTTCTACCAACTTGTCTCCGGGAGCGTGGCCCTGGTGCGCCGCGTTCCTATGCTGGGCACTCGAAGAGTGGCTTAAAGACCCCGGCTCTGTGTTCTGGTTGGACCTCAAGAAAACTTCGCCCGCCACTTGGAGGCCCAAGACGGCAGCGGCTTTCGGTTTCCTCAAGTGGGCGCAGGATCGCCCGCACACAACCACTATTTATCCGGAGACCGCGACGCCCAAGGCCGGAGACCTTGTCGTCTTTGACTTCAGCCACTGCGGCATCGTCACAGGCACCAAGGGCTCCCGAATCTTGACTGTCGAAGGGAATACTAACGGAAGAGGAACACGAGACAGCGAGTCCGGTGACGGAGTGTGGGCTAAAAGCAGGCCCGCTTCGCTGGTCCGGTCGTATATCCGAATCCATCCTTCCGTTGTGGACAAACGTCGCTAGAGGTATAATATACCGCCGCCCATGTATAACCATGACCACCATCTCTGCCAAATGTGCGATGACGAGCCCGCCGTCTATCGAGGGCTCTGCGCCACTTGTTTAGGAGAGGGTGAAGAGGACGAGCGCCCAGAGGGCCGGAGGATGAAGCCCCACTACCGTCGGAAAGAAGAAAGAGAGGACAGTCATTATGGCCGCTAACAGAGCCCCCAACCCCCGCATTCTTTCCCCCGAGATCCCGGTCGTCAGTTACCCGACGCCCAACATTGAGGACTTAATCGTAGTCCAGGATGTTGACACTCGCATTCCTGGATACGCGGCGTTGGCTTACGGTGACCCGCACCCCGATCCCGTCACTTTTCCCGGACTAAAGTTGGTTTCGCAGTCTCCTCTGGATCAGGAGAGCAACCACATGTGGGTACGGCGCATTTACGCCAAAGATCGCCTAGATGAAGACGCTTACAATTATGCGATAAAGTATTCCGCCAATGATCCGGGTTACCCGACCTACATAAGGACCTATACGGTGCTGCGGTCCGAGTACGCTCCGCTACCAGCAGGCTCCCCAGATCCAGTCTTCCCGGACGCCAAATTGATCTCCGAAGAAGTCCAGAGGTTCAAAGGCGATGCCCAGGACGGGGCGCTTGATTCTCTTTACGTAAGGGTTTTGCGGGCCTTCGAGAAATTGCCCGGCCCGGAGATCACTCGCTATGAAACCAACGAACTCGGGCAGACTGTTGAAGTAACCACGCGACGCAAGTTTTACGAAGACGACTACGTCCCGCCGACCGCCGACTCGGTCACCTCGTTTGGGTCCGAGATCGGGGAGGGGAACGTCATAATTGATACGGTCAAGAAGTTGCCCGAAGTTTTTTCCGGCAATACATATTCTAAAGAAGTCCCCGACGTTGTCCCACAAAAGTTTCGTGTAGCGGTTCCGGCGGTTACTCAAGAAGAGACGGTGACCGGCAACGCAGGGGTTCCAAGTATGGGGCCGGGAGACTTGGCTAAAAGTCAGCAGCAGTTGACCAAGTTTACAAAACGGGTCAAAAGCACTACCAGAAGCGCGGTTTCGCTGCCCGTTCACCTTGAAGGGAAGACCACAACTACAGACTTTGGCGGCGTTGTTGCGACAGTCAAAGAGTCTTTGGTTTCCGCGTCAGACGCCGCAGTTCTAGAGGTGGGGTTCGACATTTTGGAATCCAAAACGGAGCCCGTTGGAGATGGAACTTTCATCAAAACCGTTACTCGTGCCCAGGGGGAGTTTCCCACTTTGCAGGGAGTTCAGATAGACTCCCGGTTCGGCGTCCCCTTTGCTTACGAGCGGACGATTGTTGCGGCTGGAACTACCGGCGGGGTGTCGGGTACAGGGACAAGCGGCGACCCCGTTATCGCCACTGAGATAGAGCCCAAAGATCAGTGGCGCTCCTGGCGAGTAAAGACGCAACTCAACCAACTGCCTGCGGATCAAGTATGGTACGGCAAAAAGCGGGAAAATCTTCCCGACGTTTTGATCGGTCTTCGCATCGAGGGGACTGAGCAGTGGCGCGCTATCCCGTTGTGGCGCACTGCTCCGGAAGGCCCAATGAAAGCCCGGTTTACCCGCAAGTTTTCTTACGGACCCCCCTCGGATTACGATCCCAACAATACCCAGATGCCTTTGCGTCCCGAGGCGTTTAATGGGGCTGTAGAATATCAACTGGTAAGCGAATCTAGCAGTGTCAGCTCTAGCTCTTCCACCAACTCCTCGACTAACAGTTCCACTTCTAGCAGCAGCAGTTCGTCAACCAACTCCGGCACCAACTCAGGAACAAGTTCCGGAACCAACTCCGGCACACAGAGCGGTACCAACTCTTCGACCAACTCCGGAACCAACTCCGGAACTAGTTCGGGGACAAATTCTGGGACAAATTCCGGAACCAGCTCCGGAACGAGTTCGGGGACAAATTCCGGAACGCAGAGTGGCACCAGCTCGTCAACCAACTCCGGCACCAACTCGGGAACAAGTTCCGGAACCAACTCCGGCACCAACTCGGGAACAAGTTCCGGAACCAACTCCGGAACCAACTCGGGAACAAATTCCGGCACCAACTCCGGCACCGACTCGGGAACAAATTCCGGCACCAACTCAGGAACAAGTTCTAGCACTAGCTCCGGCACCAGTTCTTCTTCAGAATCATATTCGTCAAACGACTCTTCAAACGGGATTTACGGAAGCAGCGACACCACTACCAGTAAGACGGGAGGTTGGCCGACTACCGCCGACCCCTCGACAACCCGCGTAACTAACGGCACTAGGAACGGGACGAACGTGGAGACGTCGTCAGGGACCCGAAGCGGCACTCGTTCAGGGACAGAGTCCGGCACAGGGTCGGGCACCAGTTCCAACACCAGTTCCGGTACCCACTCTTCTACCAACTCCGGCACTCAGAGCGGTACCAACTCTTCTACCAACTCCGGCACTCAGAGCGGTACCAACTCTTCTACCAACTCCGGCACTCAGAGCGGTACCAGCTCTTCTACCAACTCCGGCACTCAGAGTGGAACCAACTCCTCCACCAACTCCGGCACGCAGAGTGGAACCAACTCTTCTACCAACTCCGGCACGCAGAGCGGGACCAACTCCTCTACCAGCTCTTCTACCAACTCCGGCACTCAGAGCGGGACGAGTTCCTCAACGAACTCCGGCACTCAGAGCGGGACGAGTTCCTCAACGAACTCCGGCACGCAGAGCGGGACCAACTCCTCCACTTCTTCCGGGGTTTCGTCTGGGACGTCGCAGTCGGAAAGCACGACTACCCAAATAGGAGTACTTTCTTTGAGCATACCGAAATGCTTGCGTGCCGCCCTTGCCTGTTCGCTGCCCGGCGGAGGGATCTTGAATATACCCGCTACCCAGCCCAGCACCCTCCCGTTCGGAGGGTGGTTGGAAGTGGCTCGCCAAAGCGAGCATTGGAAGTACGGGATTTGGGTAACCGAGATCGTAGAAGTTTTTATTCCAGCTTATGCAAACCCATAGTTACACCCTATTGTTGGCTCGCCACGGCGAGTTATTGAAATGGACGGATTACCTGCCGCCCAAAGAAGATCGGTCATACCGGATAGTTGTGAGCAACTCGGGGGGCTCGGGAGTCGGTTCCTCGGCCGATGAAGAAATCTCTGTCCCCAATTCCGGCAGGGAGGCGGGCCATTATCTGCGCTACATAGTCAGTCACTACGAGGACCTGTCAGACGTGACGGTTTTTTTACAGGCCAATCCCTGGCCCCACGTACCCCATGACGTCCTACCTTTGTTGGAGATTCTATACGGAAAGCCGTCCTTCCCCCATCCGTTTTGTTACGTGGGAGGAAAATATTCGGGGCCGGGGCATCCGGTTACCCCGTGGAGCGCCACCGATCATGTCCTCAGTTTGGGGTGGCAGCGGAGGACCTACCCGGAAGGAGTTCCGTTCCAAATAGGCGCTCAGTTTTATGTAAAGCGGGACGTGGTCCACCGTCGTCCAGTGTCGCATTACGAACGAATTTTGTCCGCCGCCGATGAGCCTGAAATGTCTTTGGCCCACGCTCTAGAAGGCCATTGGGGCAACGTCTTCGATCACCGATAAACTCCTCGTCTATTTGTTGTGGCAGAAAGTCCTCCAATTCCGGAAAACTCGGATACCCGCCCGAGGGACATCGTCGGAGACCAATCCGAACGCCGTCGCGTTACTGATCCTGTCTCTCGTTCGGTCGAGGTTTCTCCGGCGAGGTCAGTGGACCGCTCTTCTCCACGTCCTGTGGAGATATCCGAGCCAGCCCTTCCCTCAACTTCTGGGCAGACTCCTTTTCCCGTTGCCCCGATGCCAGTCGTGGGCGCTTTGGAGTCGCTATCGGAAGTAGTTAGGGGGGCCATTAGAGACTATTTTAAAAGCGTAACGATTAACGGCGTTTCTCCCGACTTCGTGGGATCTCAAGTTTCGTTTGAAGTGCCGGTGTCCCCAAGAGCCTCGGAATCTTTTACTGTTAGCGGGGGAGTGACGGTTCGCCAGAATCAGCCGATTGTGGCCTCAACCCCCAATTTAGATGCGATGGCGGCTCGCCAGAATCAGCCGATTGTGGCCTCAACCCCCAATTTAGATGCGATGGCCGCGCGAAATGAGCGCATAGATTCTTACCGGGCGCGGGGTATGAATTCCGTCGAAATAGACCGCGCTGAAAAAGCGCTTGAGGACAAGGAGTCCCGGAGCCAATACACTCCTTCAGAAGCGAAGCGAGTAACCGAATCCGATGACCGCTATTACGATCCCCGTAGGATGACGGGCGAGTCGAACAAGGAGTGGCAGAAGCGTTTGGAAAAAATCCAATTCGATCCCGACACCGGCAAGGCAAGGCGGGGGCCGGAAGATTCGCCGGACGCAGTTAAAAATGGTGATGCCAGCTATTTTCACAAAGGAATGATACCTGTCTACTTTGAGCGCGCAGATGGCGGGCAAAAAGTGGTGGTGCAGTTGGACGTGTCCGCCGGGAATATTGTGAGTGAGCCCCCGGCAGATACGGCTGACTACTACCTGGGTGGGGGTGGGGGCGGTTCTTGCGCTGGTTTCGGTTTGAACGTAAAAACTGTACCCGTAGGAAACGGTCAGCAATCACAATTATGGATAGGCCCAGGCACTATTGGGGGCGAGCTGCCTCCAAATTTTGATCCTATAGAAGGAAAGCTTATAGCTACGAGCGGGAGCGGATACGTAGCGGCTTTAGTTACTATAGACCAATCAGATCCACACGGTAGTATAGGTTCTGTTCAGATTGATGGAGGCTACTCTTCGTTTCCTGCGGATAGCAACACTGATTATTACTATGTGTTAGGGTATTATGAGTTTACTTCGGACGGAGTCGAGTACCAAAACTATGGTTGTGGCAGTCTTGAAGTAAGAGTTTGCCGCCGCTTTTACGTAGCCGACTCACTAGGACCTTGGACAGTCAGCGTTAGTCGTTATACATAATTATGGGAAATGTTACTTACAAAGAAACAGCAGACTGCTATCAACTTCCTGAGGACGAAGGGGAATGTGGATGTAGAATTGCGACTCCGTGGATTGGGATAATGCCTGTATCGTCTACTTTGTCCTGTCCACAAAGAGAGTATGTTGGAAATTGGAGTGCAAATGGAATGGGTGTTTGCCCTGATCCTAATAACCCCGATGTTGAACCTAAGCAGCAGCCCGATGGATCGTGCCAGCTCGCAACCTGCGATACGTACCTTTTTAAAAGAAAATCGTTCCCCCAAACTGAGGTTGAAATAACTTGTTGCCATGGGATACAATTTATTCCCGAAGACCCCGCGTCTCCGTATGCCGATGGATACCCCGAAATTAGGGGCTACTATCTGCCCGAGCCCTGCCCAGGGACGGAGCCAAAAGTGTGTTGTCCCGATAACGATTGTAGCCAATGGGAGTTTAGTAATATTTGGCCGAGGAAGATAGGGTCAAGTAATTTCAGACCCATATTATATCCTATTGCCGGTTCAGGCACTAGAGTTAACGCGGATGGCGATGGAACCGAAGAAGCCGCAGAAGAGCCAGAAGATCCGTCAATAGGCGATATAGCTAAATTCAACGGGGCAACCCACGTTTATCAAGAAATTAAAGACGAAGAGGGCAATGTTACCGGCGAGGAATGGGTAGCATTAGACGAGTCCGGAGAAAATGGAGGCGCTTGTGCAGACGAAGGTGCTGCCTGCACAGGTTGTGGAGAAGACGATTGTGGAGGAATAATGCCCGCATCTCAACAGTTCGCAGATTATCCAGAATACAAGTCTGTTCCTGAGTATTATCGGGAGCTGTGCATTTACGACCCTTCAGAAACACCGGTATGGCCGTGGGAGTGCGGCACATATTGGCCAACTAGTTGTAACGATCCAGAAAACGGTTATGGAAGTCCATACCGGTATCCAACATTGCAGCCGGGACAAGGATTTGCAGACTCTGCTTTTAACCTCTCTATTTGTAATACTGCAACTAACGGTGGCAAGTATAAGCAAAGAATGAAATTCAAGCTTGCTCACTCTGCGTCAGTTACGTGCTATCTGAAAGTGTGGGCGTATAAAAAATACACGTTCTTTCCTTGCAGAATAGAAGAATTTAATAGCGGGCCCTGGGCGGGCACTCCTATTTGGAGTTGTAATCGGTGCCATATTGCTTACGTTGCAAACGAGCCATGCCCTCCAAATTTTATTATCTGCGACACTCATATTCGGAGGGTGTTTGCCTACGATAAACCCGTTGTTTGGTATGAAGAGTGGTTTGCCTACGAGTGGGATGTTTCCGGCACTTATGCAGACCCGGCAGGAGGGCCGAATAGATGCGCTGACTTAAGCGTGGTTGGGGGCCAGCCAACACCGATGCCACGTCACTTGAAACTTGCAAATTGCAGCGAAGTCATCGTAGACTCAACGGAGCACGAAATTTTCGAGCCTTCAGTTCCAGGGACTACAATAGAAGTGGTGCTTACTTATAGCATTATACGAGGCTATAAACCCGACCCTCCAAATCTAAGAGTTGAAGATTGGCATCTTAGTCCGACTGCTAACAAAGATGGGTTTCCAAATCGAAGCCGATGAATACAGTATTACCAGAGTGCGTTGTAAGATCGCGCAAACTTACGTGTGTGGACTGTGGGTGCAAAGTGGATTTCGCCGATCCGTGCGCTAAGTGCCCTCGATCAATATGGGGGCCGGTTTTGTGCTCAATGCTGGCTGTAGATCCTAACGCAATACTTGCTAAACAAACAATCGAAGATTTTGAAAACAGAAGCAAAAATGTAACGGACAACCAAAATGAAAGCCCCCAAACGCAACCGCCTTCACTTTTCCAAATGGCAAAAACGGCGGTTAAATCTGCTTCTACGTGGGCGCAACAAGGAGTTCCTTTAGCTTCTGGAGAGGTTCTCAAACAAAGACAATCTGTTTGCGAAGCTTGCGAATTTTGGAACGCAAAAGCTTTCAACGGCACTGGGCGCTGCATGAAGTGCGGTTGCTCAACCTGGGCCAAACTTAGAATGGCCACTGAAAAATGCCCTATTGGAAAGTGGTAGGTATCACATACCACAAATAAGACTTGACAGGAACGCACACACCAAGACACATTGTCCCCGATAGCTTGGTTACAGGCTGGTGACGTCAGTTTCCCAACCTTTACCCAATGCCTCTAACCCTTTCCCAAGCTAGACAGAAGTTGTTCCGGTACGTCAGCCCCGTGCTGAACGACGACCTCGTTACGGAAAAAATCAATTCTGCCCTGGAGCGCATTTATAACTCGGGCAAGTGGAAAGGCCTCCTTTCTTCGGTTTCCTTCAACATGTCGGGGGCAACAACCGAGTGGTGGGCGGCAGCGGTTCCGAAGACTCTGACCCTTCCGCGCCAGTTTCAGGCGGTCCTGGGCGTAACCTTCGACCGCTATCCTCGCCTTACCTATCCCCGTTGGCAGGAGTATATCGCCGGGGGAGCGGGCACCATTTCTGCCGGGACCGGGATGCAAAAAGTCGTGGACGCCGGGGACGGGTTCATTACGTGGTCCGACCCTACAACTTCTTTTTACCCTCGTTTTCAGATCACCGATTCGGGCGACGTTGGGAAGTTCGTCCACTTCACCGCGCTGGACGGCTCCGGCAAGCCCGTGTTTGACGCAGACGGAAACACCGGACTGGAGGTTGAGCTGACCCAGAGCGGCGTCACGGTCAGCACGGCGATCTCCAAGATCACCTCGATCCGCAAGCCAATCACCGAGGGAGCTGTCAACTTGTTCGCGGTAAACCCCAGCAACTCGGCCCAGTCGAGCCAGATTGCGTCCTACGAGCCCACCGAAACCGTGCCGAGCTACAAGCGCTACAAGTTGGCGTCCGCGGATTTCACCAACACGATCGACTGCCTCTGCAAGCGACGGTTTGTGGCGCTGGTCAACGGGCCAGACGACGACACCGTCTTGATCCCCGACAACGAAGGCGCGGTCAAAATGACGCTCATGGCGTTGCAATACGAGGACAAGAACGACCTCGAACGCGCCGACACCTATTTCTCCAAGGCTTTGCAGCTCTTGAACTCCGAACTCAAGGAGGACATGGGCGCCCCCATCGTAACTCTTCAGATGAACCCGATAGCCGCAGCAATGCGGATACCCGCTCGATACTAACCACCAACCCCGCTCACTATTATGGCTACATTCGCTTACAACATCGCCCAACCCGAACTTCCGCTAACCCCCCGCGTCGCACCGGTAGTGGTGCCCACGCCGCAAGTCCCCTTCGTCAATCCGGGCGGCAACATTACTCTCGGTGAGTTTGCTGGCGGTGGCGCTCGTCCCAACATGTATGGAGTTTATGACCCGCAAGGTGCGGCCAATGTCCGAGCTGCTGCGAACTATCAAGCTGGCTACACTCCGGGGCAATACGGCAGCAGCATGGGCATGCGCCCCATGCCGACCGCGGCCCTAGGAGCTGGCGATTCTATGCCGCTGGCCGTTCGCCCGAACGCAGCGCCCGCGACTGCTCCTTCGGCCGCTCCCGCGATGAAACCCGCGCAGGTTCTCAACGTGCGCACCCTCCCCGGAACCGGCGGGGCCACCGTTCCTCCAATGCTGGAGGGTGGGGTCGGTCGCGCCGCTGCGGGCGCAGGCAGCATGGTGGGAAAAGCCCTTCCGTTTGTGGGCGACGCGTTGCAGGGGGCCGCTTACGGATACGAGGGCGGGTCGGTTGGTCGTGGTATTGCTGCGGGACTCGGCAGTCTCGGGGGAAGGCTTGCGGGAGGTGCGGCTGGAACTCTGGCCGGTCCTGTTGGAACCGCTGTGGGATCAGTCGGCGGAAGCGTGGCCGGAGCCGCAGGCGCGGCGAAACTTTATGACACGGCGACCGGATCGGGCTCCCCTTACATGAACCCCGAGGCCATGCGCCAGACTGAGATCAACTCCGCCAATCGTGCGGTTCCCTCGCGTATCGACATGCCGCAAGGACTCACCGCCAATACGGGCGGGGCAGGGGACGCCATGCGCATTGATGCACCGGCTCCGGGCAGCACGACTCCGCAGATCACGCGTCAAGCCAGCCCGCAAACAGCGACAGAGCCCCTCAAATACGATGTCAAATCGGCGTCGGTCGCTTCGCCCGCCAAGCCCCAAGGCTTTCAGGGGCCCTCCGCGGAAGAGATGGCCCGTTTCCGCACGGAGACTGGAACCCCGTTCGACCCCAAAAGTATCAACGACAAGTTGAACATGGACCGTATGCGTGCCGGTGAAGATACGTTCAACTCCAAACAGGCCAATGCTTATCGGGCGTCCAATCCAAACTATCGTCCTGGGCAATATTCTTCGAGCGGTTCGGCGGCAGGATCTCCCCAAGCCCCAGCCGCGCCCGCAGCTCAAGCTCCCTCCGCGCCCGCAGCTCCGGCGCCCAACCTGACCCTTGAGCAACGTGGGCTGGCTAGAACGGTAAGTTCCCTTGATCCCGCAACGGGCGAGGTGACCCGGAACACTTCTCCTCGGCCTACGCCCGCGCAAATGGGTGCGGCGGCTCGCGCCGACTACTACCAGCGTTACCGGAATTCTCGTTCCTAATAAATTATGGCTAAGAAAAAGCTCACTCCCGAAGAAGTAGCGGCCGAAGCCGAAAACGCCAAAGCGGCCAAGCCTTCCGCACAAGAAATGTCGGGCGGGGCGGTAAAGCCCGCTCCGAAGCCCGACGCCGCCGCAAAAGGTGCCGCGGCCATGGACGATTTTATAAACCCGAACGCGGGAACCAAGGCTGCGGGTCAGACGAACGCCGAAGCTAGGGCTGCGTTCCAAGAGACTAAAGCGGCCAATCAGGCGGCAGCCGCAGCTCAAGCTGAAAAGCGCTTCACGATGGTTTCTCCCGAAGAAGCCGCCAGCAAAGCTACCGCCGCCGAGACCGGTGCCGCCAAAATGGCCGCAGCCGCCCAATCCCCCGGAATGCTGGCCCGCGCAGGCCGCGCCCTCGCTTCCCCGGCATTTGTTGTTCCCGCAGCGGTCGGGGTTGCCGATGCCGTAGTCCCCAGAGCCAGCGACGCAACCGGAGCTGGTTACGACATCAATACCGCCCGAGATGCGGCAGTGAATGCGACAAACTACGGGGCGCTGGCAGCTATCGCCAACAACGCCTTGAAGTTTAAGAGCCCCTATCTCGTTGGGGGTGCCGCGGCTTTAGGTGCGGGCAAAGCGATTTATGACAGGCTCTCCGATTACCACAGCGAAAACCCGCAGGCGGATGAGCAGCCTTATGCTTTACCCGAAGCCAAGCCCAACTTCTGGGAGCAAGCGCCCGCGGCGGTGTCTGACGCCGGGCGGGTCGCGTCACAAATTCTGCGGGGTGTCGGTGATGGAACGGGCTATCTGCTCAACAACTATACGCCTTACCCGTATCTCAAGCAGGCCAACGATGCGGTGGCGGACTACTTCACCCCCGAGTCGATGAAGCAGCCCGCGCAACCAGAGCCGCTAGCACCCGCTCAGGAGCCGGTTCAGCCGCCGGTTGAGTCGGCTGAAGGGCCTCTGCCCGCCAACACCGAGAGGTTGTCCGATGGTCGCTACCAACAGAAGTTGTACGGACCGGACGGAACTTATCGAGGAACCGCCACCGGATCTATGGAGCAAATAGATCGGGTTGCCCGTCCCTCGGCCGAAGAGTCTTCCCGAAAACGAGTTGATGAGAACATTGATCGAATTCGTTTCACGCAACGGGCCCAACAAGAGCAAGACTTCCGTGAGCGCACTTCACCCGAAGCCGCCCAAAAATTTTTCGCTGAGGTGGATTCCAAACGACTTCTGAGGGATGCGCTGGGCGTCGGCAATAGCCCAGACCCGATCCGCAACGCCGAAACAGTCAAATCTATCGCGGACGCAGCCGAGTCTGCCTCAAGGCTGACGGGCCAAAGCGTTGACGAATTGTTGCCCAAAAACAACCCCCGGTATCCCAACCGGAACGTGGAGCTGGCTCGCCAAGTTTTGCGGGCTCGCGCTAATGGGCAGAATCCCACCCAAGCTGAGATTGCTACCGAGGCTTTGGCCATGCAGCCGACGAACTTGGGCGATCAGCGAGATGCCGACTACAAAAAGCAGGCCGCTAACCAATTGGCTCCGGCGCTCAGTCAGCAGGATAAGACAGTTGCTCAAGAGGCCACGGCCAGCAAACTGGAGGATGCGCAGGAAAGATTGGCACTACAGCAGGCAAATGCAGGGAGAGCGGACGAAGCTCTGGAGCTTCGTAGGCAGACGGCCCAGACGGTCCAAGAAAACGCGGTTCTAAATCAAATCGCTCGTTCCCAGGGACAGATCGCTAAGTATACCACGCAACTTGCCGATCCGCTCCTTCTTCCCGAAGCGAAACAAGCGCTTCAAGAGCAGATGAACCAAGCGCAAAACGCGTTGGGCGTCGGTTACGCTCGCGCCAAAGAGCTGGGCATTGATTTAGGGGAAGCCGCCCCAGAGGAGCCGTCCGCATCCCCAGCGGCCAGCCTCGCTAATCTGCAAAAACTTAGTGCGCAAGATTTGGAAGCATTGTCGTGGGCCAATTCAAACCCCGACGACCCAAGGTCTCAGGACATTAAAAACAAAATCCAAGCCAAACTAGGGAGCTAACTAAATGGCTTTTAACCCAGACGAGTATCTGAAGGGAGAAACCCCTTCTGCGGCGTCGAACGCTTTCGACCCAGACGCGTATTTGAAAAGCCCGGAAGCGCCCGAAGAAGAAGAACCTAGCGCGCTCGGTTCATTTGGTCGCGAAGCAGTCCGCAGCGTGGTGCCCGGAATCACTGCCACCGCCATAGCCCCGGTGGCCGCGAAAGTCGCGACGGCTTTAACCCCCGCAGCTCTGAGGCCCGCTGCGGCAATAGTGGGCGCGCTTGGCGGAGCGATGGCGACCGGCATGGGCGTTCGCAAGGCGCAAGATGTGGTGGCTGACGAGGTGGCCCCTGAGTCGATTATGGGTACCAAATCAGCTCAAGCCGATTACGAGACAAATCCCATAGCATCTTTTGGAGGATCTCTTATCGGCATGGGTCGACCAAGCCTGTCTCAACCCCTCGGCATCGCCCGCGCAATCGGAACCGCCGAAGGCAGAGCTGGCGTCGCCCAAGTCGCCAAGTCGCTGGTCAACAAAGAGGCCCGTGCCGCTCTCGAACAATCCGGTCCGCAGGCGACCCGCGCCATGCAAGACTTCGGCAACGTGTTGGGAGGCGCGGCCGGATTGGGGGCGCAAACGGGTATGGAGCTGGCGCAAGGCAGGGACTTGCCGACCGCAGCGGCGATGGGCGTGGCGGGTCTGGCGGTCAAACCTTGGGTCGGTCCTGGCGGGGTATTCCTTAACGGGCAGAAACCCAAAGCGCCATCTGTCTTAGAGGCAACGCCCGAAGCTGCCCCGGTCAAGGATGGTGCGCCTTTGGAAACGCCCGTTACGCCCGAGGAGCAACAACTTGTGGACGATGCGATCGCGGGCAAATCCCGTGCCGTGGAGGCTACTGAGAGTGCCGCGAGTGTTGCTGAATCCACCGGGACTCTTCCGCAGACGGCCGAGGCGCTTCGTCAACAGTCTAAACAAATTGCCGAGAAGCCGATTGTTCCTCCCGCAGCCGAAACTACCGACATAACGGAAGCCGCCGCAAAGCCTGCCGGACCAAAAATAACATCCGCGGCACAGGCTTACGCCGAGAAGTTGGGCGTAGATATTGCTCAGGTCCCCGCAAATGAACGCGGCAGTGTCACCAAGAAGTCTATTGATCAGTGGAGAAAAGCTAACCCCGCCCCTCCCACACCCGAAGCACCCGAAGCACCCGAAGCACCCGCCAACGACAACCTGGCGCCTAAAGCGGGGGCGTCTCGACCCGACCCTACCCGCGTGCCCGACGAGACGTTGTTGGCGGGTGTTGCGCAATCGAAGACCAAAGAAGAGTTCGTAGACTGGGCCAAGACAAACGGATACGGGGGCACACTCCGACCGGTATCTGGGGGACAAATTGGTGCAGAAGTATACTGGACTATGAACCGCCCTCCGGTCGCGGAAGCTCCCTCGGTCGCGCCCGAAGCTCTGCCGGTCGCACCCGAAGTTGCCCCCGCTACGGAAGACAACGTCGTTGCACCGCCTCCGGTCGCACCCGAAGCTCCCGCGCCCGAAGCTCCCGCTCCCGAAGCTCCCCCGGTCGCGCCCGAAGCTCCCCCGGTCGCGCCCGAAGCTCCCGCACCCGAAGAACTTGTTAACACCGATCTGGAAGTATTCCCGATGCAGGGCAACCGCGACGTCTCGGGGGTCAATGTCCAGAACATCTCTAATAGCCAAGTCGGCTTGGGCCTGTCTCCGTTCCGCCAGAATAGATTCAATACGCCCGAAGAAGCGGAACGAGCGTTAGGCGACTTCGACCGAGTTCAGTTCAAAGATTTTTCCGAGCGAGTCCACAACTTGTTGGGATCTGGAGTAAACGAGTCGGCTAAGGCCAACACGCGGATTTCTCTCAACGACGCCTTGGTCAGTCTTCCTGACGGCTTTGCAGCCAGCGCACTGTCACGCTACAGCGGCGCATCCGGCATGAACTGGATGAAGACGATCGAGACGCTGAAAGCGGTTAAATCGGGGAACCCGGTGGACCTGTTCAAGCAACGCAGTGGAGGTGCCGCTTCCCTTTACGAGATTGCCACCGACACCAAACTTTTTAACTACGTCAATTCGCGTCTGTCCGAAGTCGGCCTCAAAGGCGCGACGCTAGTCAAGAACCCCGAAACTGGTAGCGTTCAAGTTTACGTTCTAGTAAAAAACCCCGAACAAAGCGGAACCGCGTTGACCGCGCTAAAGCGTTTCGCTCAAGAAAACAATTATGGAAAAATCAAAGTCTACAAAGGTGACGCCGAGTCAATCGGAGCCGACACAGAGTCCGCAACAGTCCGTCTCAGAGAATCCCTGGGACAATATACCAGTGGAGGAGGTCGAGATCGGGCCGGAGGGCCCGATAGGCTTCGCATTGCCAACGAGTTGGGAGGACTCGCAAGAGAAGTCGGAATAGACTTAGGTCCGATCCCCGAATACGTAGCGCCCCGTCTGGATGCTCGGGGGCGTCCGCTCAAAGACAGAGCCACGTCTGTATTCCAATACGAGCGAGATCTGGCCGAACTACGGCCAGCACTTGAAAGTCTCCCGGCCGACAAACAGGCCAAGCTCAATGACTTGTTCACCAAGTCCTACGACTTCTTGAACCGTGCGCTCGGTTTGCCGCGGATGCAGCTCAAAGAGTTGGGAAGTCTATTAGAGAATCGCGCAGGCAACGACGTGTTCGAGGCTTACGCGGAAAGGTTGCGCAAACTTTATCCCGAGGAGGCGTTGGTTCCCGATCTAGTTGCTCGCCGCAACAACTTTGATCGGGAAACGGATTACGGGGCTTCGTTTGATCAGGCGAAGGCCTTCCCCAAATACGCCGGATATGGGGGGTCGCGCGACTCGTTGGCCAGAATAGCCTTGGGCAACATTCTCGCTGACCTAGTCAAGCGCGCCGACGACAAGTCGATTCCCGCCCGTAAGACAAAATCTAACCTAGCCAAACTTGAGGCTCTCGATAAGCAGATCGCTAAGCTGCAAGAGCAGACCACGCGAGCAAAAAGAACGCCGCGCGCCGTAAAAGATAGGCTTCGGGATTTGCAGGCCCAAAGAGAAGCGGCGGAAAACCAGTCCAATCCTTGGACGATGGCGCCCGCGGAGTTCAAAAAGTATGTGGAAGGCAAATTGGACAACGCGCTTAAGGCCACCAAGACCGTTGAGGCCAACGCGGAAAAAGCCGGTGCCAAAGTAATCGAAGATACGGTCATCTCGGGCGACGATAAGGAAAACAAGTCTTTAGTAGATGTTGCTCCCGCGCCGGAAGAAAACCCCAACGCCGGTATCGACATAGAGGTCAAAAAAGCGGCGTACGAAGCTCTTCGCAACGAAGATGTCCCGCAAGCTGACAAAGTCGCCATTGTAAAAAGACTGGTGAAAGATGGCTCGTTGACAGAAGCCGAGATGAGAGGGCTTAAACCGGACACCGACGCTCTGGAGTCTTCGCTGGCGGGCGGGGACAAGATGGTTCGTGACGGGAAAATAGAGATGTCCAACCGCGAGCGCGGAAGTCTTATTGCCGACAATTATTCTCTGGAACAAATCCTGCGCAAAGAGCATCGCAACGAAAAGGGGAAGCTGGTTAGCGAGAGACTTTTGTCTCCCTTGGAGGAAGCCGCCTTTCCGGTCGACCGCGATGCCCCGCCACAAGTTATTCGTGAGACCAACGCTCGCGAGTTCCTTGCCGAGTTGCTCGACTCCAAGACGATCAGCAGCGAGGACTCGGCCTTAGTTCGTCGGCTGTTGGACGATGCTAACGTGGATAATATACCACTACGCATTTATGACTATTTGGAGAACGCGTATGGCGAATACGATCGCCGAAGCGGAGTAGTTGGCATGAATGCCGAAACTATGACTCCTGAGCGCGGAGTGGAAACCGGTTTGCACGAGATCACCCACGGCTTGCTCGGATACTTCTTAAACCCAAAAAATTCGGCATCGCTCAACGCCAGACAGCGACAAGTTGTCGGGGACTTAAACCGCTTTTTTGAGCGGACCACCGAGGCCGCGATTAAAAGCGGAAAATTTACCCGCGAGCAGTTGGAGGCGGTGAGAGCGATGACTGACGAAGGAGTGTTGGAGCTTCCCACCGACCAGCACCGAGAGGCCTATAGATTTTCCAATGTCGACGAATGGACCGCGGCGATGATGTCGGAAAGCGGGTTCCGTGACTACATGAAAGGTCTGAAGATGCGCAACACTGTCACCGGCAAGTGGCGCGAGGCGTGGGAGACTTTCAAAGACTTGGTGGCTCGGTTGATTGGAGTTGACC